ATTTTTTTTTTAGAAACATCGAGGACTCTCAGCACCTCGGCCACGTCCACATCATTGATGTAGTAGAGCCAACGCCAGTAGATCCAATACAGGAATCGAATCTTCCAGATGTTGTTGAGGAGAATGCAGACACAAATCTTGACGTTGCGCTTCCATTCGTTCTTCTCCTTTGCCCTGATATGGGAACACCTGCTCATGGTTCCCTTGCGAAGCCAACCGAGCTTGTGCTTCTTGCCACGGAACACGAACTCGGTAGGCTCGTCGTGCAGCACGCTGTCAAGCAACTCCTGCAAGTCCACTGAAGGCTGCTCTATTTTCTTTTCTTCTGCCATGATTGTATGCTATTAAATGAAGAAGGGCGGCACGGCTGTTGATTAGCCTGCCGCCCAACGGTTTGTTATCCTGAATCTAATTACCTAAAGAAGCCTTTACTTGATTAACCGCCAATGCCTGGTTCACCAGCAGCTGGAGCCTTAGTAAGCCAAGCGATGCTGCGCTTACCTGCACCCTCGATAGAACCTGAGAACTTAAACGCAACTGGCTCAGTACTGGAGTTGTCCCACTGCAATGTAGCGTAGAGAGCGATGTTGGTAATAACCATGAGGTTCTCCTTCTCGTCGTCAACAATAACGATAGTACCCTTGATCTTGAACTTCTTAGGCTCAACAGCGATACCTGTAAAGCCGGTAGTAGCGTCGAGGGTAGCGTCACCTGTACCCTTCAGAGTAACCTTGGTCAGCTCTGTGATAGCATCCTCGCCGAACATAATTGTCAGCAAGTCCTTTGCCTTTGAAGGAACAACGAACTCTACATTGAAGTCGCCGAGCTCAGCTGTGGTTGCCCAGTCGCCTGCAAGACCGATAACCTTGTAGTGGTTGATGGTTGGGTCATCCATAGTCGCCTTCAGCGAGTCAACGGTAACCGGAAGCTCAACCTCTGGGGTGATGTCAACTGTAGCCTTGCTCAAATCGGTAATAGCCTTTGAGTAGAGCAGAGTTTTAGGACCATTGAAAATGTCCTTCATCTTGTCAATAGTTGTCATAGCCATAATCTAAAATATTTTAAATTGTTATACCTGAATACTTATTTCGTGCGTAACCTTCCCTGTATGATTGTCACGGAAAAACCTGCGCCATCGTCTGTATGTAGTGTTATACGAGGATTGGAAACAATGAGATTTTTTGTGGAGATTGGAAATCTGTCCATAATCTCCTGGACTTTCTCGTCAACGCTAGAAACATCAAATGTGTTTGGATTTCTTGCTGAAGCTTTATCGCGCACATACAATTCGATTTGAGCTGTAGTGGTGAAATCATTGTAAACTCCACTTGAGTTCATCTCGTTATTGTAGATACTAGATGGAAAGTATACCACGATGTAGCTGTTGATTTTCGTATCAACTGCTTTTGGTCGGCTCCGGGAGTAGAGCTTGTCACAAATCCCCTTCATTGCATTGCCGACATCGAAATATAGAGTCTTAATACTAACCATATCTTACATCGTTCTAAAGTATCTAACCAAATATTCTCTAAGAGAGGTAATCACGTCGTGACCTCTCTTAACCTCGACAAACTTAGCGTAATCCACACCGGCAACAAGGAGCATCTGCCATGTAGCATCGTACTTTCCTTTGTTGTGCTCCCTGGAAACAAGTTCATCCCACGCCGCGTTTGGACCATATTCACCACCTTCTCCGTATTCACCCTTGTAAGGTCTCCTTCCGCTGTCTTTGAAGGAGAATGAACTGCGATAATACTTATCGAGGTTGTATCTCTCTCCGGCAGCAAGGGTTACTCGGGTTGGCTCTGGGCCTGGAGCATAATGAATCGACTGCAATGAGCCGTTGTAATATGTACCGATGGCTGTTGACTTGTACAAGTTACCGGTTACGTCATCATAGTTTCGAGACTTGTCAGCAGCCTTCATTGTCATTTCAGCCGCATGGTCCATCTTCTGCTGCATCTTTGCTACAGCCATCTGACGGATTTTCTTCTCGACCTGTAAAAACTGGTCTGATAAACTTGTCATAATCTAAACCCTTGTCAAATTCCAATACACAACAGTCCTGTTATTATCCGGTTCGCAGTCCTTAACCATACCTACCTCGGTGTTGTTGCCGACAGTGGAGTAGATGGTGTCGCCGTCAAGAGGACATCTTTCAGCATCCCATTCGTCATATCTGACCGGAATCGATGCCTTCCTCTTGTTCTGGTCGACATTCTTGTCTCCCTCTGTAGTGGTATCTGTGTAACTGCGTCCTTCGCCATAGTAGAGAATGATTTTCTTGTCCTCACCAACTGGAGCATCATCATCGGCAAACGGGTCATCAGGGTCGGCTTTTCCGACGACCTTCCTCACGATCTTGATGATGTGAGGGTATCTTGGATTTCTGATGTTTTCCTTTTCCATACGCCTTATTTGATGATGTGAGGGAGAGGTTCTCCCCAAGGAGAATAATTCGCCCTCTTTACTCCGTGGGAGGTCACCCGGAAGGTGGACTTCTTCTTGAGCATCGAATCAGGCTCCAGCTCTGCATAGATAGCGTTAGCCTCTGCCTTCATCTCGCTCCTGTCGTTGTCCGACATATCATAGCCACCTCCCGAATGAGTCCATCCGTTATCGGAATCGGAGGTGTTGTTCACCTTGCTCGGACCAAGAACAAACCATTTCAGCATGTCGGCATAGGCAAGTCTCACCTTGTCCTTGTCGCAGGCTTCGAGGTCGATGCCATTTTCGAGCTCCCTGTCGTGCATGATGCCCAGCAGAGCCTTCATCGGCATCTCGAACTTCACCTTATTAATAAGGTAGTCGTTCACAGTGTAAATGTTCATCTCCGAATCCATAGTCATACAATCTAGTTACGTTAAAGAATTAACCCTTCTTGGTAATGTCGATAATCCAACGGTAAGGAGAATCGAGCATGGCAGGAACAGAAGCGAGGAACAAGTCTGTTTTGAACTCCTGGTAGAGACCGTTCGCGGTAATCATGTTACGCAGCAAGCCAAGCTTGTTGTTGGTCTGCGCCCAAGCCACATCAATGAGCTTGTTGCCAAGGGTGTCAAAGATACGCTTGTCAAGGATCTCCTTACGCATGAAACGCAAAGGCTTGCCAGCAGGACGAAGAACAACTGTTCCGTCTGCCCAACCACGAATCTCTGTAACTGTGCCATCGAAGCGCTTGTTGTGCTCAACCTCATCGACAATCTCGATAGGAGAAAGACCGTTGAGGTCAACAACAGACTTCAAGAACATTGCGTTGTTTGGACCGTAGTTCTGCAAAACTGCCACAAAGTTAGCGTTCGCCCAGCTCTTGTACAACTCAGCAATCTGCTTGTTCTTCAAGAATACGTTATTGTAGTCGTTCTTGGTCATCTGCCATACGAGAGGTACACTGCGGTACTCGATGTTCTCCTTGCGCCAATCCTCCTCAAACTTGCGCATCTGCTCAAGCAAGTCGCAGTTTGGATCGTTCCAGGCAAGCGTACCCGCCTTTTTGAAGTTCTCCTTTGGAACCTTTGCGTCATACAGAGGCTCCTGGATACCACGACCAATCTTGTCGTAGTCGATGAAACCTGTCGAACTCAACTGGGCTGACATGTAGGTCATAGTCATGTCGAGTGAGTCGTACAATACCTGTACCTTGTCGAGGTAAGCATCAACCAGGTCAGCGTCGTTGCCGAACTCATCCTGGAGAAGCTTCATCTTGTGGTAACGCTCTGTCGCAGTCTCACGGAAGCCGTCAGCAGCGAAGTCTGGAATTGAAGCGGTGTACCACTCAATACCCTCATGGTCGTTCTGATAGCCCTCGCCGAGAGGAGCACGGAGGTTCATCAAGGTTGCAGGGTTCAATGTACGTGTGCGAACCTTGAAGGTTGCATCACCATTGTTAGATGTAGGGGTGAGATCTGGATCAATGTCACCCTGTGTCAGATACCAGCCGTTGTTACAGCGAAGTACGCCGTCACGATTGACGAACTTCTGAAGGTAAGTGTTGTTACCCTTACCAGTGAAGAACTTCGCAAGCTGCTCGACACCAATATCAATTTTTGCCATAATCCTGAATCAATCTTTTTACGTTATACAATAGGTTAAATGTGCCAGAACTCTGGGTAGAGTGACTTGTTCATCGCCTTAACAGCAGGAGGAACAGGACCCATGCGGTCAAGCCACATAACGCAGTCTGGATTCAACATACAGAAGTTGACGTTTGTACGAGGCTTGTGATACTTGTCGCCGCCGGCATCGAAATAAGGGAAATCGTTGTCGCTCGGAGCAAAGCAGTTAGGGTTGGTTACCATTGGCAGCACGCTCGCGCCTGCCTTCTCTGCCTCCACCAGCACGTCGCCAGCGCTCAATGCGCCAAGCGCCTCCGAGAGGGTCAGCTTCCATACGTCGCCTACCGATGTGTCGGTGGTTGCCTCCACGGCGGTCACGGTCACGCCCTTTGCCTTGGTCTTGAAGTCCTTCTGGCCGATCATGATGGTGTCGCCAGGGAACGGGATGTGGACGAAACCATTACGAACGATATAAATGTCTGTGTCTGTAGCCGCAGCAGTGGCCTTTGCCACGCCGTAAGCTTTCAGAATCTTGATGGTAGCACCAGGACCCTCGTTGCCAGCTGTAAAGCCGAGGTCGTGCTCAATCAAGTCGCCGGCATAAATCTTAGCCGGGCCCTTGAATGGGTTGACAAGCTTACCACCAATAGGTGGGTGAACGAAGGCATTCTTGATAAGCGCCTCAAGACCGGCAAACACATATCGGGTTCCGCCGACCTTACCTTCTGTCTGAATGATGGTCGCACCGTGGTTCAGCATGCCACGAGTACCCATCTGTTCCATGTAGGAAATAGAAGTGTTGTCCATAATCTTTTTACCTTTTTAAAATTGTTATCCTGAAATTACTTCTTGTCTCCACCGCCGAATCTCTTCTTTCGACGCTCGGCCACTTCTTCCATAAACTTGTCATCATCTGTGGACGTGCCTCCGCTAGACGTGCGACTGCCTTTTGCAGGAACACCGTTTTCACCGGTAGCCTCCTTGTACTCTGCGGTGTAGATTTTCTCAGCCTTAGAAACCAGGTCGTCGATGTCGACATCTTCGTCCGGAATCTCCAGCTTTGCGATTGCAGCATTGAGGAAGTAGTTCTTCATTTCAAGGTTTGCCTTGTCGAACTTATCCTTCAAACCTGCCTTTACAGACTCGATGGTTGCCTTCCTTGCAGCCTTCTTGTCTCTTTCTGCGTTAGCCTTTTCGAGAGCTTCGAGTTTCTCAAGCAGCTTGGAGTATTTGTCGTCAGGATCGTCACCCTTTTTAGCCTCCTTGCGCTTACGCTCCTCTTCCTCTTCCTTTTTCTTGCGTTCAGCTTCCTCCTTGCTCTTCTTTACCTCGTCAGAGATATTCTTGTGCAAGTTGCCGTTGATACGCTTCAGACGGTTTGCTAACTTGGTAACCAACTTGGAATTTGCTTCCTCGTCATCACCGAAATCTTCCAAAACATCATCAAGTTCCTCATCGATGGTCTTTTGGCTAAGTTCTTTGAACTTGGTGGTATCAACCTCCTTGTTCACTAATGCTAAGAGTTCCTCTCTTGTCATGTTGTTTTTTGATTAAAAATGTTATCCCGAAAGTGGTCCCTCCACCTCGAAAACGTATAAATATACCTTTTATTTTGCAAATATATGAATAAATATGCAATTATCAAAGAAAAATTGTATATTTTTGCAGTATTAAATGTATATTTATGCAGAAAGATGTATTTTCAGGATTAAAATTGGATAACGGAGAGCCTATTTATACTCAAGAGTATATCCAATCATTAAGAGACGCCGATAAGAAACATCCCGACAAGCTGAAGATTGTAGCTCAGCGTGGCGGTCAGGAACGCATGCTGTCTATAGACGCTGATATTAAGATAGTTGGCGGTTCGCGAGGTGGCTCAAAATCGTTCTCTTCCCTAATGGAAGTTCTGAAGGATATTAAAAATCCTGATTTTCATGCAACAATTCTTCGTAACGAAAAAGACGACTTACAGTCCTTAGTGACAGACTCTTATAAATTGTTCTCCCAATTTGGAACTTACAATAAGTCACAAAATGATATGACCTGGAACTTCGATAACGGAGGATGGCTCAAATTCTCGTACTATGCTGGAGCCTATCAGGACTTCAAGACACGATTCCAGGGTCGCCAGTATGCCTATGTCTGCATCGATGAGGGTACTCAGTGTCCATACAAGAAGTTCAAGTACCTCTTGACCAACAACCGAAATGCAGCGCATATCCGAAACCGCTTCTGGATTACCTGTAACCCGGACCCGGAATCTTGGGTGAGAAAGTTCATCGACTGGTGGGTTGACGAGAATGGATACATTATACCGGAGCGAGATGGAGTTATCCGCTACTGTTTCATGGACGGCGATACGCCTGACTCAATCTACTGGGGTAATACGAGAGAAGAGGTGTACGAGCAGTGCAAGGGCATTATTGATAGCCTTTGGAAGGACAGCTATGAGGAACTTGGTTATACAAAGCTCGAAATGTTCATCAAGTCGGCAACATTCGTTCGCGCTGACGTATCAGAGAACATTAAGCTTATCTCTACCGATGTCTCATATCTCGCCAACCTTGCCCAACAGGACGAGGAACAGCGCATGCGAGACCTGGAAGCTAACTGGAACTGGAAAGCTGCCGGTGATGACATGATCAAGATGGAAGACCTTGACGAAATCTACGACAATGCAGAACAGATAGGAGATGGAAAACGCAGAGCTTCTGCCGATATCGCATTCACCGGAGGCGATAACTTCGTAATGTGGCTTTGGGAAGGATGGCATTGTAAAGACTTGGTTGTTTTGAGGCTGGACCCTAAGACACTCGTTTCTGTAGTTAAGGCCAAGCTGAGAGAGTGGGGTGTCGAGGAATGTAACTTCACTTACGATATGCAGGGTATCGGTCAGTACTTTAAGGGATTCTTCAAGGATGCCGTCCCATTCAACAACCAGGCAGCACCTATCGCTAGGAATCATCAGGAAGAAGAAGGAATCAAATACCTCTATAAGGATTTGAAGTCTCAGTGCGCATGGTTATTCTATAAGATGATAAAAGAGAAGCAGATTTCCATCGACTCGGCCCTGCTTGAAAGAAAGTATTCAGGAAACGGATTTGACAAGGTTCCTCTCAGACAGATTCTTCAGAAGGAGCGTAAGATGCTCAGACGTGACGAGAATAGCGATGATAGGGGATTCAAGCTATTACCTAAGAAGATTGCCAAGAAATATGTCGGGCACTCGCCTGACTTCTTTGAATCTTGGTTCTACGTAATGATATTCAGTTTAACAAAAAAGAAAAATAAAAAGGTAAAAGGATTATGGATGCTATCAAGGTAACAAATTTCAGAAAGATTCTCGTAAAGAAGCCTTTCTTTGAACTCACGCCAAAGGGGTACATGACCCACGATGGCTATTGCAGGAACGAGGTGTCCGATAATGAAGACCCTCAGATGCCGCAAGATACATTGTACAGAGTGATTAAGACTCAGAAGGACTTCCTTCGTGAGTTCTATCCTACGTCCCACAAAATCTTCGACAAGGATCTCTACCCTGACATCTGGAGAAAGAACCCGGAAGACGGGAAATGGTATGTCCAGGAGATTCAAAGAACGGCATTTGCTTTCCAGCAAGTTATTCATACGAAGCACGTTCTCCACATGACAGGTAACGATATTCAGTTTGAGCTTGCCGGTGATCCTGAGATGAAGAAACAGGAAGAGTATATTAATCTTCTTGCCAAGTTTAAGAAGGGATGGTATATGCACGATATGGAGATTCGCCACTATGAGGCTGTAAGTTCGTACATGAAGGTTGCTGAGGCTGCTGTAGTCGGATTCTTCGATAAAAACAAGAAATTCGGTACTCGCACATTGGCTTTCGATAGAGGAGACACATTGTATCCTCAGTTCGACCCTCTTACTGGTGAACTCGTTGTGTTTGCTCGCAAGTATTACGACTTCGATGAGGAAGGCAATGAAAAGATTGAATGGGTAGAGGTGTGGGATGACAAGACATTCTACCGCTTCAAGAAGCAAGTTAACGAAGGCAAGGTCAAGGAGACTATCAAGAGAATTGCCAAGATATTCGGAATCGACGACTACACTTGCGTTGAAGAGAAAGCTCACGGCTTCCCATTTATCCCTGTTGCATACGTAAGAAACGATGACGGCCCATGCTGGTCTGTTGTGCAGAAGAACATCGAGGACTACGAGGAAGCTTTCTCTTATCTCTGCGAGAACAACAAGGCTTACGCCTTCCCTATAATGAAGTTGAAGGGCGATGGTGACGACATTACCGTTGTTGGAGATACAGACGGATCGGCTAAGATGATTCAGATTACCGATACGAATGGTGATGCTGACTTCATTAACGGAACAGACGCTTCCGATGCATTTGCGACACAGCTCAACAAGTCGTATGACCTCATCTATGAGCTTTCGTTCACAGTAAAGCCACCGGAGCTGAAGTCGGGTGACCTTCCGGGCGTTGCCATCAAGCTGCTCTATTCTCCTGCTATCGAGGTTGCTGAGAACGATGCCAAGAAGATGCATCCGTTCCTGGATCAACTTGTTCGTATCTCAAAGTATGGTATCGGAATTGAAGAAAACTGCATGGCCACCATGACAGTGCTTCCTATTCATGCCTGGGTTGAAATTTATGTTCATCAGAACAAATCTGAGATTATCACAAACTTGGCAACGGCTGTTCAGAACAACTTCCTCTCAAAGCAGACTGCATCTGAGCGTTGCCCAGACTTCCCAGTTAACGATGAATACGACCGCATTATGCGAGAGAAGAAGGAGGAAGACCAGCAGGACCTCCTCATGGATATGCAACGTGCGGATAACGAAACTCAAAATGCAATCGAGGAGCAGAAAGCTACTGCGAATATTCAGAATGGAGGTAGTGGAAACGTACGTACGGGTCGCGGAGCTGGACGCCCAAATAAGTCAGGAACCAAATGGGACGAGAATCGGAACGCCCCGAATGAGAACAACTGGCAGCACTACAACCAAACCCATTAATAGCCTATGGATGAATTAAAACGTTCTGTCGATTACAGCAGAAAGCGCTTGCAGGCAATCCGAAACTGCGAGGACCATGTTGCAGATATTCTCTGGAAATCGACACAGAAAATAATTACCGCAAGCAAGCGATACAGAGGTGCAGGCAGGCTCACAAACGAGTCAGCCCTGCTCTCTTACGCCAAGAATGTTACTGCTGATGCAGAGGAGAGTATCAACAGTTACATCTCTGCTTACTCCAAGGTCTCATGCAAGATTCTCGGGATTGACAACGAGAACATAGAATCGTTTCTCGTCAGCGACATCTACGGAAAGACGACATCCGAAAGAAACGCTGTCTATCTCGGAAACTTTGCTGAAGATATTGTAAGGATGATCAAGGCGGGTACTCTTATGGGATATTCTGACCAGCAGCTCCTATCTTCCATCCGAACCGGCTACAAGGACCCATATCACACATCAGTCATTACCAAGGCGAAGAGAAAGGACATTAACATCGATGTTCCTTCTTACGGAAAGGGTTACTACAAGAACGCCTATCAAAATATCGTAAGAAATGCTTCTCAAGTGATTGCTTTGGCGTGGGGACAGGCAGAGCAGGAGTATGGGCAGGAGAACAAGGCTATCGGGTTCTACGTCAAGAGAGGAAGTAGTTATCCGTGTGAAATCTGCCAAAATGAAGCCGATGCTGGCATCCACTCTTTCAAAGATCCATATCCGCCATTTCACGTTTCGTGTTGTTGCTACACAGTATTTGCATTCAAGGATAATAAAAAGAAATAAGATTATGATTGAAGAAACAAAAGGATACACGTTATCCGTCGATACATATAAGAAAGCGAAGGCTCTCAAGATGAAAGACCCTCGCTATTACATCTACGCCAGCCTCCGTGGCTCAGGTATGCCAATGAGGGATTGTTGGGCCATCGCCTTTCAGGGAGAAGGATTCAACTGGGAGAAATCCTTCCTCGAAGGAGAGATGAACAAGCTCGAAGCCAAAGAGTCCGTCCAGAAGAGAATCGCAGAAGTGCAGGGCAAGAAGATTGAAAACGAGCATAGCGAAGATTTAACCCCGGAACAGCTCGCAAAGGCTACATCAAAGGAACAGATTCTCAAAGACCTCGTTATCGCCCGCTCAAAAATTAAGAATACATCTTCCAAAGAATGGGCTGACTACACAAAGATGATTGGAGACTTTGCCAAAATTAAGCAGGATGAGCTTCAGACGGAAGATACGACTTGCCATTTTTACCTCCCAATAAATTATCCAACCGGCAAGAATGACTGCTTGTTATTCAAAAATGGACTCTGTAAGGGTGGTAAATAGTTAAATTCGTGTTAAAGTAATTTCGTTTTACTAGAATTTCTGCAAAACCAAGTAACTTTGCAGCAGATTAATGTTCACAGGTTCTTTCTGCTGAGCATAATTCTAAAATTGGTTAACAAAGAGGGGCAGCGTCTTCACAGATGCTGCCCCTCAACTTTTATATATATAAAGTAGAAGAAAAATATAAATTCAATCAGGATACTTCTCTCCAGTGATGAGCTCAAGAGTCTTTCTGATCCGATCTTCAAGCATATCGTCATTAAACGTAGGAAGAACGCCATATGATGGCAGTTTCTTCGTCTCTGCGGCCTCCAAAATGAACTGGAGTGCCTGCACTAGGGAAGTATGGTCTTGAACGACCTCAAGCAATTTATCGCTCATCCTTGCCTCCTTCCTTTTTAATCTGTTCTGCCATCTCAAGAATAGTCTCGGCGTGCTTATCGCGGTCGATGACTTCCTGCACGGCCTCATCGCTCTCCTTGCGAAGCTGCTCTTCTGTCTTACCCTCATCGGCAGCAGCGTTCAGTCTCGCAGACTCACGGGCAAGGTATTCGTCACGAAGCTTCAACTTACCTGCCGTGTATTCTGCATCGCCAGGCAACGATGTATCAGCATACATAAGCTGGGCAAATGCCTCGATGATGTTTCCATTATCCTTGGAGAACTCATAATGGTCTCCTACAGCCACAGGAACACATTCATCGAGTGCAGCATACATTGATGTACCGATAGAGTATTCAACACCCCATGTACCGGCAATGTCCGCAATCTTGATGAAAGGCAGAGAGCCTCTCTGTAAATGCTTCTTGATATCAGCAGGAATATCCTCTCTGAGTGAAGCAACTTCTTTCTTAGACAAGCTCTTGCTGAACTTCAGTACTGTGAAGTGTCTTGTCTTGATAGTCTTTCCAAATGGTAATGCCATGATAACAATATTTTAAAGTTCAACTTTTATTTCCTTATACTCGAAATCTGCGCAAGATGGATTCTCCTCAGAAGTAAACCTAATCTCATTAGGGTGGTTACAAGCTCCATTCTTGAAGAAGAAGCAATCCTTGCAAGTGTAATCAGTCTGTTCCATGTTCCTTACGTTTTTGATATTCCATCAATGTCAAGATACAATAGTTAGCGCAGTCAAGAAGAGCATCTTCCAATGGTTCATTAGCAACTTGCGCCTCATTGTCCTTCAGCGTCTTGATGCGATTTACCTTCTCTCGTATCTTTCCGTAGCCGTAGTTGATACCAAGCTCATCATACATTTCGGAAAAAGCATTCCCATAATCGTGATTCTTGCGCTTGTAGGTATCGCTCATCTTGTCGGTGATATCCTTGAAGCGGTCAGCATCGGTATTTTTGCTTTGTTCTCCCATAACAATACTATTAAACGGCGACTCGCTCCAATTTAGATTATCAACGCCGATAGAATCTTTCCATTCATCCATCAGATTTTTTGCATATTCAGGATAGATACCGTTCTTTTGCAAAATATCTAAATTTACGCATACATCAGTAATGTCGCGAACTTCACAATAAACACAGTCATTTTTAACAGACTTTACACAAAAAACATCTGTAGGTTCAATTAGTGACATACAGCATCCTTTCTTTGTATTGACATAATAGAGAAATCCACCTCTGGTGCGTTCTATACTCTCGCATGGAAGTAAAAACTTCAATCCAACCTTAATATCTTCTTTCTTAATCATAAGCTTTATTTTTAATTATATCTATAATATCCTGCTCTTTGAGACAGAGAAACTGATAGGAACTGAACCTCTTTCCACCTTTAACGACACAAAACCTGCACCAATTAGCCTTGAAGTCTATTGCTAGGGTTTCCTGGATCGACGTAGTTGTTTTCTGGAACTTTGAACGTCACCCAAACATAACCGCGCTTAGAGTCGATCTTGTCGACAATTCCGCAAACCAGATTATCATATTGAAAGACTCTGTTTTTGAAAATTTCCTTTTCTTGTTCTTGGAGTTCTTCGATAAGATATGACGCAGGTGCAAGAAACACAGTTCCTATGTAAGTATCATCATAATTCATAAGCTATTCCTCCTATATTAAGCCCCAAAATAAAACCAAAGCACACCAACAAGTTTCATCTCTTCTTTAGAAAGCAATTCAATACAATCAAAGTTATAGTCCTTGCTGACACCAACCCTAATAGGAGGTGCAAAGTGTTTTTGTTTTATAGCGATTATATATTCTGATTCATGGGGAAAAACAGAATCTATATTCTCAACAACCGCGCACATAACCCTGCCATCTTTTCTAACTTCCGCATAACTCTCTATTTTCTGTTTTACATTTCCGACGGAATTATTTAGGAAAAACTCTTTTGGCGCAAGGAAAATGTCACCAAGTTTTAATTTCTCGTTTTTATCCATAAGCTATACCTCCTTATCTTTTAGTTCAACGAAATCTCCAATACCCAAACGAGCCTTGTTGATGCAAGACGCAATCCAACCTATCAAGTAGGCAGAAGGCTCATCGCCGTGTTCCATGCCAACATGATCCTCGATGGCATCGCAGACGTGAGAAGCTTCATGGCAGCAGTAGTTCATCGACATAACCTTCTGACACGGAAACGAGACAAGAACGCCACGTCTTCTGTCGCTCTTCCTGACAGCATCGGAATACGTAACGCCGCCGTAATCACTATCGGGAGCATTGCACTTGTCAAAACAGGAATCTATCAGCTCTTTCAAGTCTTTACCGATGTGTACCTAAAGCTTCAAAGGGTAGATTCCGTTTTCATATTCGTAATATCCTTTCTTCTTCATACCTCATCGTTTTTATGTTTCTCCCACCCTGCTTTTGAAAAGGCATACCAAGTATCACAAATGTCTAGAGCAAGAACGTCTCCTTGATTAATACATAAATCGCTTTTAATACCTTCAACATGAACATACATCACTGCTAAAGCATCATAAGGATTACTACGACCTTCTATAAACGGATTTTTAAAGAACTTGGTCTTGTATACACTAGTAACAATAGGCACTTGAAGAACATCTGAAATATTCTCTGTGCTAATCTCTATCGACTTCTTAAACTTCTTCATATTCTCAACTATTTATTTTGGATACAATCTCGATGGCAGACAATAATGTCTTCTCGCTGATACCTTTTCCACTACCAACACCATCTTTCTCTATTCTTTCAAGAGATTTCTCAATAGAGCAAAAATCATCCTGAGAATTACTTATAAAGCCATCAAGTTCTTCACTTACACTACTGATACAATCGTTGTTTTTTTTAACAATAGCTTCAAGACGGCCGAAACACTTGTCGATATAATCCTTCAACCTTTCTTCATGCTCTATGATAGTTGCAGAACTTGAGATTTTCCCGTGTCCCCAGTAACGTTCTACAAATGCGTAATAATCACCTTTTTCTTTGCTGTGTTTTTTGTCAGCTACGGCTCTTAACTCAACGAAATTTTCTCCATCCATTACCGCATACAGTCCTTCTCCAAATGGATATAGTTCAGCTTTTTCTGCATCCTCCCTACTTTCGTTTTCTTTGTATGCGACCTTTCCTAAAACGCTAACTCTAATTTCCATATCTCAACTATTTATTATGTAATCTACCAATATGCCACTTTGAGCAAACCTTACATAAGTAAGGATGCCAGCCGAGTGCCTTCAACCTCGGAATCTGATTCAGAAACTCCCAAGCATCATCCTCAGTCTTGTATGCAACCTTCGCCTTCCATGAATGAACCTTTCTTGTCCAATGCTCCGGGTCCGGCTTGAACGGCGGCACTTTATTAGGATTGTGATGTCTTCTCATAGGCACTTGAATGAAACACTGTTCAACGTTCTGTTCACCGCAATCTCCTTCTCGTTACACATGGTCCTCATGCACTCCAGGGCATCATCGCGGACAGCAATCATAATCTCCTGCATCGAAGCGGTGGCCGGAACAATATTCCCATCAGCCTTCTTCTTCGTGATACGGGATATAATCTCCTTGATATATTCCTTGTCTATCATAGAAATCTGTTTTATAACCGTTAATCATCAGGCTGAATGAAGCTCTCAGGCTGCTTGATGTCCTCCTCACCACGCAATTTATTCTTCACGTCATTGATGAGAACTTCCTGCTTCAGGTCAACCATCTGCGCACCGTACACCAGATACGTCATTCCGCCCTGTGACCTCTTCTTGAAGAAGCCGTACTTGTCGCTCATATCACGCCCGAACTTCTGGATCGTAGGGATATCCTTCTCCTCGACATCGTTGGCCTTGCAGAACTCGACGAATCTCTCGTACATCTCCTTGGCAAGCATGCATTCCGAAATCTCGCCCCTCGCCTCTTGGCTGCATCTCATATCATACGCCCTTATCCAGGCATAGATAGGATTGCTTCCTAGAAGAGAGATGAGCAGCTGTCTCCTGCTGCCCTCAGCTGCCGGGAACCTGTACTTCCTGCTCCTCAGCTCCATCGCGCCACGGAATATCCAGTTGAACACTCCGCTCAGCTCTTCACGGATGATCTTGCTCGCAAGCTCCGGGTCCTGCCTCTCCTTTGGAATGGTCACATCGAAGCTCACGTACTGCAAACGTCTGATGAATCCGAGCGACGCATCATCAGGGAACGGAAGCTCGTTGAGGTTGAAGATGAGGTAGGGGATTGAGTTCCCCTCAAGGATATCCCTTCCAAGCTTCCTCATAGGGACGGGCTCACCGCTCACGAGTCTCTTAAACATGCCGGTGTTCTTCCTTCCGAACTTTTTCGGGTCGGAATCGGAAGACCAGTTGAAGATGGCGTTCCTTATTGGATACCTTCCCCTCATTCCCTCGTCGCCGTCGGCAGTGAGGTCAGCGTAGTCCATCTTGCTTATCCTGTCCTTGCCGAATATGTTGCAGGCAACGTCGAAGATGACGCTCTTTCCGTTGGCTCCCGTACCTATAAGGAGAAGGCAGAGTTCAATCTTCGATGACTCCTTCCCCTCATACGGATTGTATGCAGTACCTCTCTGTATGAGACCGAGACCGAGGAACATCTGGAGGATCATCCTTGACGTCCTGTCCGGAAGGACCTCCTTGATGAAGTTCATCCACCTGTCACACTTCGCCTTCGGATTGTAGTCGTATGGGTGGTAGTATGTGACATGGTACTCGGGAGAGAACGGCATCACGTTCGGATACTTCAGACCGCTGCCGAAGTCAACAACTCCGTTTGCGAATGCAACGATGTCGAAGGTAGGTCTCAGTATGTTGTAGCACTCTATCACCTCCATGAACGACTTGTTCATCACCGTACTGATGCCGAGCATCGGAGCCATGGCCAGGTCGAGGAGCAACAGCTGGTAAGCCTGCTCAAGGACTATCTTCGGAACTGCTTCGTATATCTTGCCGTTGAACATGTAGTAAGCACCGTTGTAGTACTTCACCGGAGCCTTCTTCGCCAGACGTCTCATTGACCTGATGAAAGTAGACTTCAGCTTGTTGTACTTATCAGAGTTTGCCTTACCCCAGTCCTGGCAACGGAGCGCTTCGAAGCCGTACTCGTCATGCCTCAAAAGGTCTAGCAACTGAGCGTGCAATGTGTCTATAGCAATACCATTTTCCATTTATGTACAATAATAATATTAATTTTCCGTTATTGTGTAGGATAAACCCCGATAAACAGGGGCTTTCTGAAGGATAACACGTGTCAGGTCGTCCTTACAACATGTCGTCTATAAAATATCGACAATACAAAGATACGGATAATATCCTGAATATCCAGTAAAATCCTAGTAAATAAAGGGTATAAATATACATTTTAGGTATACATTAAATGAAGAATAGGTATACATTTATGGTTTGGTCTGCAAAGTAAGAGTTTATGGTATCAAATGTTAATAATTAACGGATGAATGAATATGCATAATTATCCTTTATGGAGAAAAGTAATTAAACTTTACAAAAATGCTGAAAAATCGGAAGAAAAAATTTTTAGATGAGGTGACTACCGCGCTGATTTAGTGCTATTTAGGGGGTGTGGGGTGTTTCTTCTGAAATTATTACACTTTGTGTCGGTTTATATAGTGTAAACCATCGTGAAACAATATTTTTGTAATTATTTCAAATTGTCGGTTTATATTTATAAGAAATTTATGTAACCCCTTAATAATCAATACTTTACTATTTTGTTTATATTCATTTTCTTGCATAATTATACATTATAAATAAAGCGTGAAACATCAAAACTTATTACAAATTACTTGACCAAAATATATTTACCATATTTATTCATGCATAAATATTCGTGTTTAACTTACTAAATACATTTTAACGAAATTGGTAAAAGGTTATTACATGAGTAGTTAAAAACCTTAACGTAAACTGCCACTTTGGCGGGTGTAACTACCTGTAAATCAATTAGTTAGTAATTTGTAAAGATTAATGTTTCTTAAGTTAAATATTTAACAATTACTGCCACTATAGCTTTATAACTAATTGATTATTAAATAGTTACAAGTCTGCCACGTTGTCGAAAACGTTAAATTATTTAAACCTTAACAACTACTGACAAACGCTGTAATTATTACAAATGGCTAACTATCTATAAACCAAGTACTTACAAAAGGTTAAATGCATAAACACTCAATTTTTTACTGGTTGTTTGGTATGCGGTTTGCTATTATGTAGGTAACAAGCAATATTGCTTGTTATTCATTTAAACAATTTAGGTATATGAAAGAATTATCCGAAAAAGGTGCTCTTGGTTATGAGCACGCAAGTACTAAGGTTGCTAGTTATGTAACCGAGTGCAAAGGTAGTGCAGTTTTAGCACAAAGTTTAGAAGTACTTAATAGTTACCGCAAAAAGCTATTAAGTGAGTGCACCGATAAAGAAGTAATTGAGGCTAAAAAAGCCCTTGAAAGTGCACGTGCTAAGTACAACAAATTAGCAACAAATTACGTGCTATCTGATGAAAGTTATTGCAATTTGCAAACCGAGTGTGTCCGCTCTGCTGTAAGCGAGTTTTCTCGCAAACATAAACTACCTAATTTCTTTGCATGGTTTGATAACAACGGCAAAGATAAACAGACTACTATAATAGATAGCTTGCAGCGTTTGGGGTCTAAATTGTGCGCTTTACATCAAGCATTTTCAAGCGGTGCAAAGGTAGCAAAGAAAAAGTCTGAGTCTATTACAGACTTACAGAAACAAATTGCAGAGTTACAAGCTAAACTTGCAGCGGCGCAAAAGTAACACAAAACAAGAAAGCTAGTAAAAGCTAGCTTTCTATTTTCCCCACTGACTATCTAGTGGTAGCCAGTGGGAAATTTTACTCCAGGTTTTTCAACTTGGAGCGGGTCGTCGTGTCCTTATTTTTCCCACACAATTTGGTAAACCTTGTCGTGGTGTGTGGGCTTAACTCAGAGAGAGAATTTATTCTCCCTCAGGGGACTAATTGCCAAAATTCAAGAGAAGTATCTCAGTAAATCGAGAGTGCGAGAGGCACACCGAGATGGGAGAGAGTAACGTGTTACTCAGAGACATCCATCCGAGAGATACGCAAAAATTCCTGGCGTGAGCGTCGAATGAGATGAGACGGCACGACGGCTAGGGGATTTGTATCATCTAGCGAGATGAGAGTTTCAGAAAGAAATCATAATTCATATTCTATCCCGTTGGCTGCGGGTTAAGGGATACGAGATATCCTGAAAAGCTGCGTGTTGGATGGCACGTGGAGTGGTTTCCGTTGCAGGGATTTTCCTGCACATCATATTCGCTCATAGTTTTTAAAGTGTGGGCTAGCGAATATAAAACGCACTTTCTGAAATCGGTTGCTTGTCATCCGTGCGAGATTTATCTCCTCAGAAATAAACAAGTTGCTGGCAGAAGCATAAAATCTGTAGGGTGTGAGCCACGTAGTTAAGACGATAAAGATAAAACGTGGTGCAAAGATGCACATCCTGGCTAACGGGGCGGGGAGAAATCTCCGCTCTACAATTATCAACCATTTAAATATTTTAGATTATGAACGGAATTAATGTAAATTTGTGGGCTATGCGCTCAGGTTTGGACGATGCAGCTTATCAGTACAACATGGGATGGATTACCCGTGCTGAGTTTGCTAACATTTGCTTCAATGTAAGAGAGCCTTACATGGGAGCGATTAAGAATACCATTCTGTATATTCGTGACAGATGGTTCTAGCCTAATCTCCCTACGCTTGTAGGGAACAATAACCAAAAAATATTAGAATTATGAGTACGCTGAGAATTAAATGCCTCGATATGTGTGAGGTTGAGAGTATCATTGCAGATGCTCAGGAGATTTTGAGTCACGTAGAATTCGGGTCGCTAAAGAATGGTGTGCTTACATTATTCTGCGTGGCGTGAGCCTAAAAATCTGTAGCCAGTACGATAATTGTCGTGCGTGGCTACGGAACAATTACCAATAAAATTAGAATTATGAGAGCAAGAAACATCATTTATTCAAGTACGATAATTGTGCTTGGATTTATTCAGAGTGCGCCGGCATTCATTTGCTTGGCAAGTACGATAATTCTCCTGAATGTGCTTGGAATTCTTTACGGAATTCTGCTTGTATATATTTGGAGCAGTACGGAAAAGGGTAAGTGGTATTTCCGTGAGCTGTGGCGATCCACACTCCGTTTGGAGAATTTCATCCTGCCTGGAGTGTGAGAAATTTGGCAAGTACGAAAATTGTGCTTGGAAACATTTAGCTAAATTCTGCTTGGAGAAATCCAGGCAGTACGATAATATAACCAATTAAATTACAGAATTATGAAGAAGAATATTTTCGTGGCATTGTTTGCCGTAATGTGTGTTGCATTAGTAGTTGTTTCAGTTACTCTCGTGAATTGTCACAGAGCAAACGTGATGCTGAGAAAGACAGTTATCAGCCAGGCGAACGAGATTTTGGAGCTAAACGGCAGTTACACAGCAGAGGGAACTACAATGTTCGTAGGTCTCAGAAAGTAGCCAAAACAGAGAGGAGTTTCCGCTCCTCTCTTCTATTAACCAAATTATTAGAAAAATATGGATAGAATATTAAAGCAAGATTTGAGCAAGAATGAGGTTATAGACCTCTTGCGTGGAATGGACGCACAGGAAGTTGAGGGAAATTTCTCTGTACGTCGTGTCCTGATCAATACACAGGCGTGTGACGTATTCGGTGGAGAACCTGAGGACTCTTATCCTCTCATCCCCGGTACGTACATGGCATTGTATTACAATAGTATTGCCGGAGACCCGTATCCGCTCTTTGAGAGAATATGTGAAAACATAATAAATGACGAGAACAAGAGCCAGACTCTCCTGAATGGCGATGGCATTATTCTGATTTTCATGCTCAACAAGTACGAGTAGCCAAAAATGTGCTCAGGCATTTTCCTGGGCATACTATGTAGAACCATTAAACAAATTGAATTATGCAAGACAGAAAATCACAGAAGAATTTTGAGCGTGCGCTTATGCATGAGATGGAGAAGATCAAGATAGCAGCGCGTCAGTGGCATAGCAACAATACTAAGGGCTACAGAGATTATCGTAGCAAGAAAACTATCTCCAAGAGTTTCTCTGAGATTGCGGTATTGTGCATGAGCTAAATGTGCGTGGCGGTTGTCACGCATACTATTCACCAATATTTAAGAATTATGATAGATGAAGAATACAAGGAGAATGTAGAGTACATACTCTCTACGATTTTGCCTAAGTTGCAGGAAATCCAAAAAAAAGTATTGAAAAATCAATCAAGACTGAGCCTTGATGTTAGCGTTAGCAATAAAAACGGCGAAGGGTATATAAGTTGTTTTGCCTGTGTCATGAATGACATGGGAGAAATAACGGATACTTGTTTTCCACGTTTCATCTGCGTATGCAGCAAAGAGGAGATTGACGAGCGGCTTAACGAGCTTAAAGAGTTCATCAAGAAGCACCTAGCCTGAAATTGAGGGAGTTATTTCTCCCTCTCCTATAAACCAAAATGTAGAATTATGAGTAAATGGGTACAATTTTATCATAAGATTAACAAGTTTGACCTTGTGAACATGAGATTCACCGATGAGGTGAGCGTAGTGGAAATGGTGGGTATGGATTCTGTCATGCCTATTGACGGCAGATTGAGTCTGTCATCCATACGTGCTGAGATACAGAAGAAAATCGAGAGCATGAAGAAAATCGAGAGTTTCGACCCTTGTGCGTTCTCCATCCTCACCGGTCCTAATATTCTGTGTGCTTCAGAAAGTCCGGTGTACAATCTCTAGCCAAAAATGGGCAGTACGATAATATGCTGCCTGCTATTAACCAAAACAGAATATATTATGACAACAGAAGAAAAGACTCAGCTAGAGAAGCTTGTAGAGAAGTATTTGAAAGAAGACGCGTGCAAGCCACGAGGATGGGGAGAGAGAGCCGCAAGGAAGTTTCTCAGCGCATTAAATGGCGAGTGGCTTCTTACGTACAGCTTTAGACCAGACCCGGCGTAGTTATTTGCTACGCCTCCTATTATTAACCAATAAAATTTTGAATTATGACAGACGGAGACAGAAAGTTCCTTGCAAGACTCGTAGCGAGTCACAAGGCAGTTATCAGCGAGGATTGCAGACGCAAGAACCTCGACAAGAGCGAGTATTTCAGACGTGTAGCGCGTGCAGACAAGAAAGCTCAGGAGATTGAGCAATCGTGCATGCGACCTCGCAAGTTCTAGCCAAACATTCTGTGCAGTCTATCTGCACAGAAACCATGTTAAACCATCAAAATTAAAGAATCATGGAGAAAATGACACAGAAAGAGTTGAAGAGACTCGTTAAGGTAGGAGCTGCCAAGGATATAACACACAGTTCAAGCCGTGCAGCCATCCCGGAAGAATATAGTCAGGTAGGCTATTCTTCCGGTGTGTACGGATGCAACGGAATGCTGTTCCGTGGTCACAGCGGAAAGCTGTATGCCATTTGTGCAAGAACTACGGCTATCTGGGTTTTCGGCTAAAATTACGGGTAAGCGTATGGTGCGCTTGCTCGTTTCTATTATCAACCAAAATACAGAAATATGAATATACAGAAAGTATGGGATGCGTTTATCAAGGAAAATGATAATCCATCATTCGTAAAGATGGCATATGCCGTAGTAGAGCAGCTTGGCGGTGTTAATGAAGACACACTGCTTAATTCTCTCGATAGTTGCAGAAATGCAAATGACGGGTACACTGGATTCTGTTATTTTTCTCAGACAAGCAAGTTCTGGAACGAGAACAAGAGTGCTATCATGGAGAATATGCACGAGCTTGCCGATGATTTGGGAGAAGACCTTATCACGATGATTAAGGGCTTCGGGAATTTCAAGGACGACAAATCCGTCACCTATGATGCTATCGGCAAAGCTCTGTATGCTCCTTTTAACGAGGGCGAGAGCAGAAATATCTACGACACATTTGCAAAGTATGCACTGGAAGAGGTTGCGAATCGATTCCAGGACTGGTGGTACGATCAGGACGAAAGCGATTTCGGTGATTAGCCAAACCAATCCTCACTCTTGCGGGTGGGGATTTCTATTAACCAACAATTACAGAATTATGAGTGATTTAGAGAAAATCCTGAATGACGATTTACTGAAGTGTAAAATCGTTGAGTCTGTAGAGAATCCTGTTAGGCGTGTGGACCTCATCAAGTGGACGCACGACAATACATACTCTATTGCAGAGGTACGGAAGGATACCGGCAAGCTAGAGGTCACAGACTTGAAAGCTGCCAGTGGTCTTGAGGCATACAAGCATTTCTACAGAAATTATGGCGACATTGCCATATGTGGCTAAAACTCCCCACGATAATGTGGGGAACCATTATGAACCATTAAACAGATGAATTATGGAAAAGAATATTGTAGAAGTTGTTATGAACAGCAAGGGTGAGGTTATCGAAAAAGTAGCCGATTATATCGGTATAAAAAGCTTTGCCAAGACAATCGAAGGCCTCTATCGCGAATGCCTGGAGAATTTCGATGACGCAGAGGATCTGGAAGAATACATTGCAGATGTGCTCAGAGAGAATATCCAGGGTCTTGCGTGGGAGTTTACTCACAAGGTAAACAGAGAGATGAAGAAATATCTCCATCTTAGCGACCAACGCATGGATGGAAATTTTGCCAATCTGTACAACGATTATCCTAGACACGTTACAGGTACGTTCTGGGCGACGGACTACGATGGCGACGATTACTACGATTTGTATCCTCAGATGGTAGCCAGACTTGATGCCGCAGAGGACAGCGAACAGGCTAACGAGGATAGAGCATATCTTGAAGAGTGGTATTTCGAAGCATTCGGCACGTTCAACATCAAGTACAATTTCTCGAACGAGCTTGAAGAGATTCACTCCATGATGGAGGAAGCTTACGAGGAAGCCTAACAATATCCCCTAGCATGGGGATATTCAATGTTAAACCATTTAAATGATATTAGATATGAGTTACGAATTTGCTAAGAAGGAGATTGGTGATTACAGAATCACCATTTACCAGGATGAGGATGCCGAATGCCCTTGCACAGAATGGGATTTGGTGGGAGTTTACTTCTGGGACTATTCCGATTACGGATACAACAGGGGGCTTTCTCGTGGTTGTAGCAGCGAAGTCGACGCTAAAAATGCGGAGGATGCATTGAAGGATCTAGTTTGTAACTACGTGTCACAAAAGAAGATTATCGACTACATCAATAGCGAAAAAGTCGATAGCTTCCGTATGCGCTATGACAAGAGCGAGCACATGTGGTATCTTGAGAATCTGTACAAGGGTGAGTGGTACTACCACGAAGAGTTCTGTCCGAGCGACTTGAAGAGATTCGACTATAGAGAGGAACTTTGCGATATCCTCGAAGAGGACGATTTCACGTATCTTCTGCATGACTGCAAGGATATTGCATTCTACGAGTGGTCCTCTACTGGATACAACCAGGGAGATTATGTCAGCGGATATGCCTACTGCGACAAGAAGCGTTTCTCAAAGTATTGTGACACTAATACAAAAAACTGGAGAAAGCGAGCCTTGGACCTATTTGAGCATGAGGTTAAGTGCATAGGTCTTTGGATGTGGGGAGATGTCAAGGGGTTCGTCTTAGAGAAGAAAGTCCATTACAAGAAAGTCTTCACGGAAATAGGTCGTGAGCCGGAGGACGACTACGACTGGGAACAGATTGATTCCTGCTGGGGAGAGTACTACGAGGACTCTGACGAGCTGATTAAAGACGCTCTCGAAGAGAATGGAATCAAGCTAAAAGAAACAGCCTAACAAGGGGAGCTTGCATGCTCCTCTTCTATCAACCAAAATACAAAGAATTATGAAATTGAGACTTTATCACGACACAAGAAAGAAGTTCCGTTTCTGTGTGGACGCATGGACCATTTACGTTCCTTACCCGAAGTGGTTACGTAAAGAGCGTTATGGCGCAAAAGGAATTTACCTAGGTTGTTCTCCTACGGAGTATGGGATGATCAGGTGTTGCTGGTGCGAGGACGAAATTACGATTACACGTAATCGACCTTATCTCGGCAAGCGCATTGACCCAAAGACAACATCGAAGGCTTTCCAGAAGATTTTCTATAAATTGGAGAAGCTTTGGAACGATGCAATCACCAAGAATACGGATGAAGCGTGGAAAGCATGGAACGAAGCCTAAAATTGGTAGCCATTTGGCTACCTCCCAATAACCAAATACAGAGAATTATGGAAAGAATTACATTTGTAGAGAAAGGCAGTAGAACAATCTACAGGCTGGGCAGACGTATAGTATGCTACAGGGATGGTTACAGAGTTTATTTCGGTTAGCCATCAGATGTTACACACAACACGTTCGATGCACTATCAGAGAATATAGCACATGAGTATTGCCTGAAAGTTTGTGAGCGTAAAAAGTGGGAGAAAGCAAAGTACAACAATCCTGTCGCATACAACGCCCACAGAGTATTGAACGCATTAGCCTAAAGATAGCCTCCGGGCTATCACTATTAACCAATGATAGATAATTATGATTATAGATGAAATTTTAGACAGAAAGGGCGGCAGGAGATTTGTTGCAGAGGTGTTTAAGAGATACGTCTTGAAGGAATCCGTTTATTTCGGGTTCAAGTATTTCTCAGAAGCATACAGCAAGTCTTCTGACACAGATAGGGAGTATTTCGTAAAACGTGCCATTATCAAGTATATAGTGGAAAACGGATACAATATTAACATTATCAATTTTGTCCTTGCCGTGGATTGGACTTAGCCTGAATAGTACGCACATTCTGCGTACTTCCATTATTAACCAAATTATTAAAGATTATGAAGAGATATTACGTATCAGTCACAGAGACTTTAAACAAGGTAGTCAGCGTTGATGCTGAGAGTGAGAAAGAGGCTGTACAGAAGGTACAGGATGCCTATAAAAACAGTGAAATCATTCTCGGTTCCGACCATTTCTGCGGAGAAACTATAGAAGCCGAAGATGATCAGGGATTCTACATCGATTATGAGAAAAACTACGGCGAGACTTATCAGCACATCGACTAGCCAATCGGGGAGAGCAATCTCCCTACCAATAACCAAAACATTATAGATATGAAGAATTTAGATGAAAAGAGAGCGCGAGAGATAGCCGATCGTCTCGAAGAAATCCGCAGAGAAACGAACAGCTGTAGTGTACACAACACGAAGCCTCTTTCAAAAGAAAGACTCCTGGAGCTGTATAGTGAAGAGAATAAACTCATTGAGGAGTACAGGGATTTATGGAAAGCTAAAAAGCGCAGCTAAGGACTGCGCACAATAACCAAAACAAGAAGAATTATGAATGAAGACAAAATCCTAGAGATGTTCTTTGAGAAAGCCAGATGGCAGTATGCTATCGAGAAAGGCTTATTCAAGGACATGAACAAAGCAGTAATGTATCAGCTTACAACGCCGGAGGCTCGTCTGGCTATGTATCAGAGGATCAAGAGCGGCAATTACAAGATAATGCCGCCACACACAGCAAAGATTCCGAAAGACAACGGAGATTTCCGTACTGTCTATGTGAATGAGCCTGTAGATAGAATCCTTTTGAGTATAGCCAATGACCTCCTGTTCGAGCTGATGCCAGAGATGGTGCATCCACGCTGCACGTCATACCAAAAGGGTATCGGCTGCGGTCGTGTGGTGCAGGAAGTGTCTCGGATAATATACTCGGCAGATGGTAAAATCATCGGGTGGAAAGGCGACTTCTCCAAGTACTTCGATTCTGTGCCTATTCGGTTCATCGACTGGGCATTTGACAAGGTAGAAGAGAAGTACGGAAAATCTGCACTGATAGATGTCATTCGTGACTACTATCACACAGATATCTATTTCGATGAGGACAATAACCTCTGTGAGAAGTATCAGTCCCTCAAGCAGGGATGTTCTGTTGCTGCATGGCTGGCTGATGTCATTCTCTATCATCTTGACGACAAGCTATCTAAGCTTAACGGATATTACGTCCGCTATTCAGATGATACGCTGTTTGTCGGTGAAGACTATGAGAAAGCCATGGATATCATGAAGAGCGAGCTGGAGATGATGCAGATGACGCTTAACCCAAAGAAGGTTGAGTATCTTGATGCTAATCACTGGTTTAAGTTCTTGGGATATTCCATCAAGGGTCACAATATCTCTCTGTCGTCCACACGTATCAAGACCTTTCAGAAGGAGATTGAGAAGAGGACGATAAAGAAACGTGACACCACGATGACGAAAGCCATCAATGCAGTAAACAGGTATCTCTACAAGGGGTACTGCGATTATTCCTGGTCTACTCAGGTTCTTCCGGTCATAAACGTGAAAGAGGACATCGACAAGCTCAACACCTTCGTCATGGACTGCATCCGTGCGGTCAAGACAGGAAAGAGAAAGGTCGGTGGTCTCGGATACGTGAAGACTCAGGCTGTAGGTTGCATAGACCGAGGTCGTGGAAGGAACGTGAAAGCCAACAGGAGTAAGACAGAGAGCGAAATCAAGGGGTATCTATCGATAGGTTGTGCTCAGAATGCCTTGCGGACGAGCAGGGCAGCGTACAACACATTGGTGAATACCCTGTAGATGAGCATCCTAGCGCAAGGATTTGCCGGAATGAAGATACAAGGTTTCAAATATCCCGGTTGCGGAGTGCATGGACCTCATCTCAATGAGATGGGTCCTACGCTCGTCCTAAACCGGATATTATCAATCTGATATAGCTATGCGCAGTATCTTCTGACCGGCAGACTCTGTAACCGAGCACACGGACGTGGGAGAAGGACGGACAGATTCAGGCGACGCCTCTATAACATAATCTGAACATCCGACAATGCATGGATGTTCATATAACCGCACAAGGCGTAGCTCATCAACGAAGTACAGAAATGTGACATTCCGTATGACCACCACCGGTGGCGCACACCACTAATCCCTGACGGATGGCTGAAGTTTATGCAACAGGTCTCTTAACCAGAGTAGTTGATCCTGGACGGCTGCGCAGTGGGCGCATTGTCCTGGATCACCTATTCTGGCGAATCCTGTGTCAAATCAGAAACATAAAGTATTGTGCCGAGCCATCGGTCATGGAACCACCCGAGCACGAGGGTAGTCTTCAGAGGAGAGCAGAGTTTACGGAACTGTTACGAATCTCGCCGGCCTCCCCGGAACACTATCCGGGTATTCCGGCGATACATAACAGCTCAAATCAAACTGCTAGAGCTACGTGCCACGCTCTCAGATGAAGACAACGTTATTGCCAAACGAGGTACACGAGGAGGTGTCGGTTTATTCAACCCGCCTTGTATCAACGCGATATGTCTGGTAATACCAGAAATCTCGCGTATCGGCAAGCGGGTTAAATCATCAGCCTATAGTAAGACAACAGACCTATGAGTGTACCTACAAACAACCATGTGAATTGCATCACGACTTATCAAGAGTATGAGGTTTAATACCCCGTGAGTGGTATACCAGCCGCCTGCCGATATCTCCGCAGGCGCTGGTATCCAATCCACGGGGTTGAATCACGAACATATATCCATGCAACATAATACATGAGATAAGTCATGCGCATTGCAGCGATGTCTGGCAAGTTCTGAGAGTTCATCGAGCGTTTCATTGATTCTGAAGCCAAGGATGTGGAAGCGTACGCTTCCTGAGGTTGGCTTCATAACAATGCCACGCCCTTAATCAAAAACTTAAAGCAATGCAACGTATCAGGTTGAGTCAGACTAGGTTATTGCGAGCCGAATGGTGCGCAAGGAGAATAGATTGTACAATACGGTATCAATCATCCTGAAGATCCAGGTGGTTACCTGGATCTGTCAGGACTTAGATACAGTATTTATCAAGACCTTATAGTTACGCAACAGATTCTCTGAGCGCACTCCTATTTACCAATATTTAAGAATTATGAACAGCAAATTACTAAAGAAGCTTGAGGAAATCAAGAAAGAGTACGAAACGTCAGAAGTTTGCATGGGTGAGATGCTTGATTCTGTAAGTGCAGACGGATTCTCTATCGAGGATGCTCACTGGTTGTATATGCGTGCAATGGAGTGGGCGAACGGAGATAAGTTCTATATCCACGTCGGAGAAGACGAAGATGTACTGAGTAAGGATGAACTCGAAGAAGCCAATTTGATAGTGCTAGAATAAGCACTATCCCTATTAACCAATACAATAGAATTATGACATACGACGAGATTATCAATGCAGTTGAGAATGGTGCTAAATTCACCATCAACTTTCAGAAGAGAACATGCAGGGTGAATGGTAAGATAGTAATGTCCGAGGAAGATAAGCCGAAAGATACACCTTACCTGACACATGCAGTAGTCCTGTTCGCAATAGAGCAGAGATACAAGACATACAAGCATTCTGTGCCTTCAGAGCGTTCTGAATCCCATCGCCGCTACTACTTCAAGGCTTTGCCTGAGAAAGAGCTCTCAGACGAAGATATGATGTATGGTGAGCGACGGGAGGTAGCTAGATGTAAGCTGGAGCTATACATACTGATTCAGCTTCTCAGAGGCAACCTCGCATGGGAGAACAGATGGGGCAGATGGTTCTGGAAGTCAGAGAACGACAAGGATCTGATTATCCTCAGAGACTGGATTGAGCCAAACAAGGGTGGGGCGTAAGCCTCATCCACAAGAGTTAAATAAATTTTTAGTATAACCAATTTAAATTATTTGAATTATGAAGCAGATTGTAACAATCACTGGTGAGAACTTGAACATCGTAACAAAGAACGTAGAGGCTACAGCAGCTACCAAGAAGACCAAGGCGCAGATGCGTCTCGAAGCTCTTAAGGCAGCAGGTGTTGATACTAGTAAATATTTCCCTCTCGGTGACGACCAGCTTATCAAAATCGAAAATGGCGCAGCAGTTCCTGTAGACATGGACGATGCAACCATCGATGCGGTAGGCAAGCAGATTGTCGAGGGTGGATACGTAAGTAACTGGAAGCTCTTCCGTCGTTGGGTGATGAGTCAGATGTTCCACATGTTGCGAGACATGGAGAAGGACGGCAAGTCATTCAACGAGGTGTTGCAGAAGAAAGGCTACGAGTACCAGTGGCGCATGTTGGAGAACGAGCTGCATGCTCAGATGAAGATGTGTGACCACATGGACTACGAGAATCTCAAGGCGAGAAACCGCTGGTTCAACGGCTGCGTAGCACACGATATGGCTATTGACTATATTAACAAGCTTCGCAGCTACATTGACGACAAGTGCATCTACACTACCAAGGAGGACAAGGATGGAAACAAGAAGAAGACATACAAGCATACCTGCAAGGGTAATCCTTATATCCGTCTTCAGAACGAAAACATCTTCGTCGCTGACTTGGAGAGAAAGGTATACAATCCTCTCCGTGACCTTGCCAACAAGATGGGTGTTGCAGAAACCTACAAGGAACTCTACGATGCCGTTCGCAAGTTCAACAAGAACCGCAAGCATCTCGCGTGGGATACCAAGCAGGCTGATGCGTTCATTACTGCCTACAAGGGTTCAGGTTCCTACTACACGATGAGAAACCTCATCATGTTCCATGGAGCAAGATTTCTGAAGAACGGACGAAAGATGTCAGAGACAAATTCTCTGAAGGAACTTGAGTCTAAAGCCAAGCTCTACGATGAAGAGGGTTGGAAAATGCTCGGTGTACTCAAGCAGCTTATCAAGGACAATAATATCAGCGTCCAGGGCAAGATTCTTGAGTGGAAGAAAGACAAGAGCGAGAACAAGTAATTATCAGTAGGACGTAAGGTTCGCCACCTATGGAATGGTGGCTCGGCAGCAATTCACAAGAGCTTCTTCAACGAAGGATCTCCTCCAGTCACTACTGGAGGTAATCCTTCGAGCTAAAGCTCTCTAGATCGAACTTATAGAGTAAGGCGCCAGCCGGGGACCATTTTAGCCAAAAGTCGGTTACTGATTCGGTAACCGATTCAATGTTTAACCAATAAAATTAAGAATTATGGCAACAGCAAGAAGAGGAACAAAAATGCTCAAAGCTTCCGACATCATGAAGAGAAAGGGCATTGTCCAGAAACAGATGGACATGAATAAGTTCAATGAGGTTGTAGAGAATTTCTTTATGACCCATGAGGCGAAAGAAACGATTCTCCTGACTCCAAAGAGATTCATCGAGATGGACAACCCGCCAGAGGGAGACTTCATCGACTATCTCGACGTGAACATATGGGCAAAGAAGAGTGAGGACCTGGATGATCCGTTCGACTTCACCGACTATCAGTTCATGAAGAAGAACGGAATGCTCCGTCCTATCCTTATGGTGAACGAGCCTTTCATCGGCAATGCTGCCGGGTGGCTGAGAGATTTTTGTGGATTCACTGTGAAGAGCAGAACACGAAAGAAGAAGAAGGAATACATCGTGTCTCTGCCGGTGTAAAACCGAACAAGGCGTGGAACATTATTGTTTCACGCTCCCAACATTAACCAATTAAATAGAATGATTATGGAAATAGTAGATGTAAATGTGTGTAAGTTGGACAATTACAACATGGAGAACGAACTCTATTATGAGTCTCTGTGGGAGAAGATGTTCGATGAAGGTAAATATACGGACGACGGATGCAACGAGGCTGTCGGTTTTATCTATTCTAACGCCTGTCACGCAGAGGTATATGGCAATGCGATGGATGTCACATGGATAAAGGATTGTGCGAACAATCTACGCCTTGCTATTGTTGCAAACGATTTGGTGAATAATCTTATTGGCACAGAACAAAAGAAAATTATCACCGAGGAGAACAACGGAACCACGCTCCTTACTGACGATGGCATATATCTTAACATCTTCGTCAATTTCGAGATGCGTCACATACAGATTCTCGCTTACCAGGAAGCCTAAAAAGCCCTCTTCGGAGGGTGCAATGTTTTACCAATTAAAATTAAAGATATGAATGATTTTTTGAAATTAGCAGAGAATTTAGGATGGAGTTATAATGTTGACGATACACCTAACGAAAGAGGTGAGGTTTGCGTCGAGTTAGAGAAGTATTCCCCACAAGGCCAAGATTTCATTGCCACAATTTGGTTCGAGAATGGCAATAAGTCTGACTTCATGGATAAGTTGTATCAATATTATAGCGACTTCGATCCTGACGAGGAAGCCAGTAAATGGATTGGCGAGGATGGACATGGTGCTAACGGCGCACCATACAAATTATCGGATATTTTGCAAGATATGGAGGATTGCAAGGATATGCTACTAGATTTATGGCACGAGTATTTTTACGATGAGTACCCAGAAAATCGTCCAAATGAGACCGACGAAGGGAAGCGACTCGCAGGAGAAATCGAGGAGAAATCCGGAAAGCATTACCACTCGTGCTCTCTACAGAATTATCCGAGCGGTAAGTACGGCGTTATCATTGATGGATGCCAGAAGTTTCTATCGGAATGCAAGGAAGAGGCATTAGCCTATATGAAAGGCGTGCTTGTGGGCCTTGATATCGAAAGAAAAGACTAAGCCAAACAAGCCTGCCAGGAATGGCGGGCATCAAGTTAAACCAAAATATTAAGATTATGGATAGAAAAGTATTGAAAGACAAGATTGATGAGTTGCGTTCAACAGCAAAGATGGAACTTGCATGCACCATCCGTGAGATAATGAGAGAGCACAATGTTAGCAGAAAGGTGTTCGATTGGCCTGTACTTGCCGGCGACAACAGGGAGGTGAACATCGTAGAAGTAGGCGACAGCGATACAGCTATCCCTATCATTCATAGCCGATGCACTTCTGTAGGGTTTGAGCTCCCGGAAGCAAAAGCTATCGATGACGATATACCAGTTGACCTTCTTGCAGACATCGCTACTAGTCTGAACGACGAGCTGAACGGCTATATTGGTGTCTATGCTGCAAAGTATAAGATTGCCTACAATGATGGAATTTTCATTCCTAAGGAGAATCCGTACGTATTCCGAGCAAAATCATATAAAGATGCATTGGATGAGGCGGAAGACTACATGCGTGTGTGGAATGACCATAATGGTTCTACCCTAAGACTCGTATCAGTCGAGAAGCAGACTGCTTCGGAAGGTTAAATTAGCGTTAAAAACGGCAAAGATGATGGTTTATATTATAAACTTTTCGTATCTTTGCCACTAGTAACCAAAATTATAGAATTATGACAGAAGAAATAAGAATCAAGACAAGAGATTGGGAGAGACTTCTGAGCTACACTCAGCAGCAGAAGTACAAGACTGCCATAAAGCAGGGTTGGTTCGCCAATTATCACAGCAACGCCTGGAGGCATGACACGTTCTATGGCGCATACATCTGGAAATATCCGAAGCTTATTAAGGTTGTAAGGATGTTCGAAGAGATGCTTGGACATAAGCCATTATGGGAAGACATCACGGACGATAACCTTCGCGACCTCTTCGAGAAGATCCAGGAGAACTACGCTCCTAACTCGGCAAGAACCGTATGTGCAACCATCAAGGCTGTGATACGTGAGAACGATGCTACCAGGGAAATCCCTAGTCCTACGTTCGGCAGAATACTTAGAGCGAAGGCTGTACCGGTCCAGTCTGTATATCTCTCTGATGAGGAGATAAACAGAATCATAAAGTACAACCCTCACGGGAAAACAAAAAGATATGTTCAGAGAATGTTTATCATGGAATGTCTCTGTGGCGCACGTTACAGCGACTGCCAGAGAATGACGGAAGAGAACATAGATGATACCGGACACTTCCTCGTGTATGTTACTCAGAAGACAAAGACCGAGGTAAGGGTTCCACTTCACAAGAAGCTCCGCAAGTTCCTCGTATGCGGTACTGGTGACGAGCCTCTTCCGGGTGAGATCGGTGAAAGGACGTTCAATAGAGCACTCCGCGATATCTGTCGTGACTGCGGAATAGATACGAATACGAAGGTGTTCAAGGCAGGAAAGGAAGAGACTGGAAAGAAGTATCGGTTCGTATCATCCCATACCGGCAGACGCTCGTTCGCAACGAATCTCTCAAAGAAGGGAGTGCCTCTTGAGCAGATTGCCGTCATGATGGGACATACCAGTAACGGTATGCCGAATATCCAAATGACACAGCGCTACATCGTCGGTAAGACCGAGATTGACAGCAATACACTGAGATTGTTCGGCGTCTATGAAGAAGACCTCGATAATGGTCTAGATGAGGATTAAGCTAAAACTGGAGGTGGTTAGCTGCCATCTCCTGCCATTGTTTAACCAATTAAAATAATGAATATGGTAGAAGATTATACAGTAGAAGAGTTGAATAAGCTCATCAATGAGTGTCGGAAGAAGTACGAAAAGCTAGAAAAGGAGACCGTTATGAAGGCTCTGACTGGCGAGATTGGTACGAACTCCGCAATGGTGGAAGAGTTGGAGATTCTCAACATCCACTATCACGATGAAATGGATGAGTACGATATCACTGCACCAGACCTGAACCCTGACCTTATCGATAACTTCAAGAGGGCAGAGCGTGATGGCAAGAACGTCATCTTCGAGGCACAGGAATATCTTAAGATCCTGGGAATGTGCGAAGAGATGTTCAACCAGAAGATGTGGGTCAACGAAGATGGCCACATATGCGATGAAGAAGGTAATAGACTTTCCGCCGACAGAGAGCATCGTGTTTTCGAAGTTGTTAAGTGCGGGAAATAAGATATTTCTAGTTTTTCATAGCTAGATTGTTTATATGAGTGTCCTCTCTTGCCCGTGAGGGTAGGAGGGGATTTTTTAAAACGGCCCCGATTAGCCAAAAATAGGGAGCTTCGGCTCCTGCAATTAATAACCAAGCCCTACGCAACACGGTCAAGCGAATTTATATGAGTGAAAAACTGGTAGTAAAGATTCTCATGATAGCCGGAAATATTGCCGCTGTCGTGTCTGCATTGGTTGTCCTCTACAATCTAGGCGCAGCAATATTTGACTCGGACCTCAAAGCTTATGCCGCAATAGATAGAATCCCAATCGGCATTGCTTCCTTTCTATCATCCGTCGTACTCATCGGTTTCGCGTATATCGTAAAACACGTGTGCGAAGCCAAGGATTAATTCATACAACTAGCCGCTTATCACTTAACAGATAGGCGGCTATTTTATTAAGATAACCACCAAAAAAGCAACGAAAATCACTCTTTTTTCTTAAACTACGTTAATTGTAAATATTCTGTACTTTAATGAATATTGCAATCAGCTGTTTTTACTTCGCTTGAAACATTTAGCTATACCAGTATCTTTAAAACGTTTGTCCTCACTTTTTACTTTAACAAGTCCGGTTTATGACGTAAACGGAACTATTGCACGGAATAGAAAATCGTAGTATCTTTGTAACGCAATTCAAAGGGTCAAGGTTTGATGCGCTCAATAAAATTGGATTCTCGTTCACATTAAGTGAACTTTAATCATAGAAGACTCCCTAAGCAGCTTGACCCTGTTTAGGGTTTCTTCGTTTATATAGTTATGCCAAAAGCATTAAACATCAGAGTTGATTTGGTAAGGCAATACGCTTGCGGTTACTCCAAGGTAGAAAGGAGTAAGCGTATGACCGTTTTATGCTTTGCAATCTGGTGCAAGATGCAGCATAGCAATTCCGTGATGTTCGATATGGGAACAAGGCAATTGATGAGTTCCCTTCGTATCGGACAACCGAAAGCTCAGCTCTTACTCAACGCCATCAAGACAGATGAATTATTCTCCGTACAGAATGATGGTCGCTTCATCGTTACATCATTCAAGGATAGTACGAGAAAGCGTAATAGGTATGGAAGGGCTTTCAAAGGCGCAAAGATGTTCACACTTGAAGTGAACAAAGAATATACACTGAAGGATATATACAACAGGCTGAACGAACTCCTGTTTTTGTTTCAGATCGGTAGTGAAGAATCGAACAGCTCACACGTTAGTGGTAGAAAAATTGACAAGACTCGCTTGTGTCGGTCCAAATTCATTACGATCAAACAATTCCAGGTTGGAGTTGGAATGTCGCATGGTTCTGTAAGTGGTATAAAGAAGAGATTGAAGAAAAAAGAAGAAATCACATCGACCTACGCCGAACTGCACATGGCTGACAAGCGAGTGCCAGGTCAGGTTGAAAAGATGCTGCTGAGATTCGGCAGGAAGAACCCGACATTCGAGAAGGGAGACAACGTATATGTAGCAATTCCTTGCTCGTATGCCATCACAGACGAAAGTACAAAAAGAAGCTGCGGCAGACACAAAATCTACGGATACGGAAGTAGAATGACGAAAAGCCAGAAAGGTTCTGAAACAGCAAGTAAAGGCATCCTCGTTCCATTGGATAATGGCTTCGGAGTGCCTGATTAAATGCTAGTGTTTCTGTTTTTGACGTTTTCACACTATTAGTTAGTGGTAGTCTTATAGCATAGCTTCTAGTATACTAGCGTGCGTGTGAGAAAAAAAGAAAAATAATAATTTAGTAGAGGAAATTATGGAGAACAATTATGTAGCCTACGTAAAGGCTGTAGGAAACTACGATGGCTCGGCCACAGGCGGGGCCTATATCATCCTTAAAGGGAAGGATACGTATAAAATCTCGTCGAAGGCACAGGTAAATACCATTGCCTACAAGATGGAGCTGCTGACTATAGTGTCGGTCGCCTGCTCTATTCCGGACGGAGGGTCTGTGGTGATATTCACCAACAACAAGATGCTCAGAAGTCTCAATAATCTTAGAGAGATTAAGGATGGAGCTAACTACCCCGAGTTGAAAAAACTATTCCTGGAGCAGAAGAAGCGTCTGAGAAGGGTAGATGTCATGTGGCGTAAGAAAGACAACGAGAACATCATGTTCAACTCCGTTACGGACCACGCAGAGCAGGTCTTCGAGGAGCTTTGCAGCAAGTGTAATATTGAAGATAAAAGACGTTAAACATTAGTTCTATGGCAAGAATAACAAGAAACAAAGCTGCCGAGATACTGGGAGTGTCAAGACAGACTATAAGCAACTACATCAAGGAATGAATCCTTGGAAGCTACGTAGGCGAACACGGCATCCTGTATGTCAACAGCGAGGATATTGAGAAATATGCTCAGAAATACAAGATGATTGCAGCAAACGAGAAGATGATTGACGAGAAGCTCAAGGAAGTCGAGTATCGCAAGCGCGCAATCAACGTCGAGCTCACTGAGCTGAGAGACAGAGCTACCGCAAACGGCAAGCTGGCTGCAAACGCTGTAGGCATGCTGTTCGGTGTAATCAATACAATGTCGCATCTTGGTGTATTACCGAATCTGACCTATCGTGAGTCCAGTCTTCTCAAGGACATCATTAATGGAATGACCTATGACGAGCTGTCAATCAAGTACGGCGTGTCTGCAACGAGAATCAGGCAGATAGCAGAAAAGACTTGCAATAAACTCACCTACAACGAGGATATTGCCATTGCTGAGCTCTCAACGAACAGAGCCTTGCAGTATGAAGTTGAGCGCCTGAAGAAGGTAATCAAGTCTCTACAGGTAAGCTTCGACGAATACCGGCGCGCGAAAGGAGACAAGCCTGTCAGTAGCGCAGTACTTCCTCCGCTGATCCTTTCTAGGGATATAAATGACTGCGGCTTCTCTGTCCGCATCCTGAATATGTTCAAAACCTTCGGCGTATATACAGTAGGTGACCTCGTCCGTAACTTCACCGGGCGGTCGGACTTGATGAAGGTCAGGAATCTCGGTAGAAAGAGCGTCTGGACTATCCTTGACTTCGTTGAGGAAAACAATCTCGACTTCAAGGAGAACGGAGAGTCTGAGGAAGACTTCTACATCAGGCTCAATAACAAGTTGTCAAACCAAAAAGATTAAGTATATGAAAATAAGACTAAACAAGATTACTGGCCGTCTGGAAATCAGAACCAAAAAGAGAATGATAGCCTTCCATTGCGATATTCTGAAAGGTTCTTATTACCTAGTACCGACTGTAAGATTTGACGTCAGTAGGGCATACGGAGAGAAGAGTATCTGGTTCTTATTCCTAGGTGTTTTTGTGTTGATTGATATTTTTAAAATAAAAGACTAAGTATATTTTTTTTTTAATTTTTAAACATTATGAGTGTAAAAAACATTATTTTGGCATCAGTACTCGCAATAGTAGTACTCGCCGCAGGTTCAGTTATCGGTTGTTATTTCCATTACAACAACCAGGAAATCTCACTTCGCCAGCAGTCAGAGGCTCAGCGTGGCAAGATTGAGGGTGTTCACGACAAGATGTGGAAGGTTCTTCAGCAGAAGGCACAGGTTACGGATGAGTACAAGTCCGCATTCGAGTCCATCTATCCGAAACTTATTGAGGGCAGATACTCAAAGGGAGACGGCTCTCTTATGAAGTGGATCAAGGAAAGTAATCCTAACTTCGACGTTTCGCTATACAAGGACCTCATGCAGTCCATAGAGATTCAGCGCTCCGAGTTTCAGACATCACAGGAGAGAATGCTCGATATCATCCGTGAGCACGAGACGCTCGTGAAGACATATCCGGCGAAGTGGTTCATCTCCGATACAAAACCTATCGAATACAAGGTTATCTCCTCATCCAAGACAAAGATGATCATGCAGCTTGGAGAGGATAACGACGTAGACCTGTTCAAGAAATAACGGCTTATGGAAATATTCATATTTCTAATCCCATTCGTGGTTGCTGCTTTCCTGTTGATTTTCTTCAGGAAGCAGACCACCTGGTGGGAATACGCAGTACTTATTGTTCCTTCCATCCTCATAGGCATCCTCATGGAGTTCGTGTTCAAGCAGTCCAATGCTGCTGACACGGAGTATCTCGGAAGCTACGTTACAAGAATCCGTCATTACGATGCCTGGAATGAGTACATACACCGCACGTGTACAAGGACCGTTGGAAGCGGAAAGAATCAACGTACGGAAACATACGATTGTTCGTACGTAGACAATCACCCTGAACGTTGGACTTATTTTGATGCTAGGAACAAGGAAGAATACTTCATGACCGACAACGAGTTTAATGTAGTCAGAAAGATTCTCGGAACCCAAAGCGTGTTCATTGATATGCACAGGGATTACTACACTAAGGATGGCGATGCTCAGGAATGGGCGTGGGATGGCTCTATTGAGAACTCGTACACATTATCTTCCGAGCACGATTATAAGAATAAAGTGAAAGCATCACGTTCTATTTTTAAGTTTGAGGATATAGATTATCAGCAGGCGCGAAAGCTTGGACTGTTCGAGTATCCGGATATCGTTCTTTACGACCAGAATCCTGTTCTCGGACTGAAGATCCCGAAAAATCAGGAGAAGGCGATGAGATGGCTGAACGGATACTATGGCGAGCGGAAGCAGTTTAGGGTGTTCGTCCTGTTCTTTATGAACAAGCCGGAAGAAATCGTTGAAAAGCAGCGCTCATACTGGCAGGGCGGCAATAAGAATGAGCTTGTCGTGTGCGTTGGTATTGACAAAAACAAGAATGTCAAGTGGTGCAACGCATTTTCATGGTGTGATAGCCCGGTCGTAGGCGTTAAGAGTAGAGACTGGTTTATGAGCAATCCTGTAAATCTCGAAAAGTACGCCGAGTATATCGGTCCCATTGTAGAAAAGGAATGGCACAGAAAGAACTTCGAGGATTTTGACTATCTCACAATTGAACTTACCGACGTACAGTACTGGGCCATCATTATTATCTTGCTTATATTCAATATTGTAATGAGCTCCTGGATTGTAACCAATAATTATAAAAACGATTTGTAGCGTATGAAAGAAAGATTAAAAATGATTTTCGACCGCATCGACATCTTCGTCGTGTGCATTGTCTTCGGGTGCTGCCTCACTGTAGCGGAGGTATTCATAGGAACCTGGGGAGGGTTTGTTCTTTTGTTTATAATGACTTCCCTTATTACTGAAGTCTGCTACACCCTCCGCTGTAACGAGAAACTGAAAATAGAGCTGATAGAGACAAAGGAAAATCTGAAGAAGGCTGAGAAAGAGTCGGATACTGCAAACCATCAGATCGTCAAGAAGAGTAGAATTATCCGATTCTACGTCTTACTGGAAATGTTGTGGAGGGAGAGATGGAAATGCGAACACGCAAAGGTTAATTACTGCAAGCACAGGATAACATTAAGACAACTTATCGATGCGATGAATCATTCCGATAAGAGGTGTGATGAGATTTCCAATATAATCTTTGAGCTTACCAAGTATTTGGACAAACTCGACAAATAGATACTTGTCACAAAACAACTTTCCCCACGCCATCGGCAAATGACGTGGGGATTTTCTTTGTTAACCGTTCAGATAGTCGATGACTTTTCGGTTCGCCTCGTCTATCTTCTTATTGTCGAACTGAATATAGAGGTCGGTGGTGGATGAATCCCATTCACTATGGCCCAGAGCCTTGCCGATAACTTCCTTCGGAATATCGATGCTCGCAGCTATGGTAGCCCAGCTTCTTCTGGCCGTATACCATACTATGTCCTTGTGGAGCGGTTTGATTTCTTTCTTGATCAAGGCGCCACGCTTGTTTTTCTTCATTTCTGTTGGTCCGATTCTCTTCAGGTAATCTCCTAGCGTTCTTCGGAAGCTTGATTCCTTCGTTCCGTCATCCAGGATACACAGAAGATGCTTTTTTCCCTTATACTTCTTGATGATTTCCATCGCTTCCGGCTCAACCTTGATGTCGTAGAGTCTGCCGGTCTTGTTGCGCTTGTATTGAATGCGCCCTTTCTTGATGCAGTCGGCAGGAAGTTCGAGCAGGTCGGAGAGGTTGATGCCTATCAGATAGAACCCGAGCATAAACAAGTCACGGTACTTTTCCATGAAAGGCTCTACCGGAAAGTCACGATACTCCCTCATCTCCTCGGCACTCAGATACAGGTACTGCTGACGCTCCGTCTTGATGGAAAACTTACGGAAAGGATATTTGGTGGTAATCTCGTTATCTATGGCCCAGTTGAACACCGTACGTATATTTCTGAGGTCGATGGCTATTCCACCGCTCATTCGGCCTTTCAGGAGCTCGTGTGCCTGGAATCTTTCGAGCCAGTCCCTGTCGATGTTGTCGAAGTCGGCATGCTCATCGAATGATTCGATCCTCTTCCTTGTTCTTAGAAATATCTCCTTGGTGCTGTCCTTGGCCTTGGTCTTGATGAACTCATCGATGTAGTAGAGGATATTCTTCTCTACAGAAGCTGCCCTTCCGTTGATGATGGCTTTGATTTCGTCCTTCATCCTTGCTGCCGGAAGATCACCATTCATATAGACATATTCTTCCACGGACGCAAATAGCCTTGCTAGCATGGCCGTCTTGGCTCTTGCGTTCGGAACACTCTTCGGGAATACCATCCCGCTGAACTTGACGGTACTCGTGATGCCGGTATAGACCTGGAATCTCTTTCCCTGATAACTGATGATGAAGAAAACCTTTAGGGACTTTCCTTCAACGTACGTCTTGATGCTATTCATACTTACTCACAGATTTTACTCACAACTCAATTTTACTCACATATTACTCACAAAACTACTCATATTGGCGTACATTATGCACGATTTTGTACCTATTTTGTGGGTGAAAATGATGATTTTTGATTATGTTTTTATAGTGAAAAACGATGTAAGTGGCTGATTATCAATACTTGAGCGAGATACGGGAGTCGAACCCGCCTCACAGGCTTGGGAAGACTCTCTTGTGTTTTGATAAAACGCTAACGCTCTGATACTTAGGGCTATCGAATAACGCTGCACTCACATATTACTCACAAATTCTATTCTATTTAACTTTCTTGAGGGTGTAATAGCTATTGTAAGTTGTGTGAAACCAAAGTTTTATTGTACCATCACTTTCAAAGTCTATGTCATGGGTTCTTGGCATGCTTGACTCCGATTTATATGTGTATAATGTAAAACCAGTTGCTTCGTAGTATTGCAAGCTCCATTTTATAAACGACAAGTCTTCTTTTACGTCTTTCGTCATAAAAGGTTCTTCTCCGTCATAGTATACATAAGCAGTTGCTTCGCCAGTACACTTCGTTCTCTCGCTACTCATAAGCTCCAGATAGCAATCTCCCTCTATCCTGATTTTTGGATCATAAACTCCACCGCCAGAACCACCACCGATAACTTTCCATTTGCCGATGAGATAGTTTTCTCGATCGTTCTGAATCTTCTGGTCGTTGATAGAAGAGTCATCGCTACTGCTGCATGATGTGAATGATGCTCCTGCAAGAAGTATCATTGCTGCTAATAATACCTTCTTCATAATCCTTATATATAATAATGTTATACCTCGATTCCGTTATCTGCAAGAATCTTCCTGAGAAGACGAATCTCGCTGTCCTTAGACTTGATAGTCTCGTTCTGTGCATTGATGATCTGAATGAGCTGGGCATTCTTGTCTTTGAACGACTCCTCTTCACGCTCCTTGGCCCGTTCCGTTCCCGTAGTTAAGTTTTGGCTATTGTCACCAACGTTCCCGGCATTTATCAGCTGCGCCATCGGTATGCCGTGCTTAAACGCCTCGTTGATGGACTCTTCTATCTTCTGATGCGTTTCGCCTAGCTGAATTACCATATTTCCATTCATACTACCGCTTCCATACTTTAGCCAGCTATAGCTAACCCCAAGAGAATTGCATATTTTACTAATCGTTCCCTCGGATATTGACAGCTTCCCGCTTCTCATCTTGCCGATGTTGTTTGTTCCTGTAGCCTTCATGAAGGCATTCTCGCTCATCTTCTTAATCTTGATGAGGTAATCTAACCTTTCTTGTACCGAATTTAATGTTCCCATAATGCTTCTTAGTTTTATATACGCAACTAAATCGACTCGAAACGTTAAAATTCGGTAATATACCGAAGTATTTTACCGAAACATTAGGTACTTTACCGAAGTTTTTGTACCTTTGCACTCGTTGACGGTCGAGTAACCAACAAAGCCGTTACAAACGGAGGCTTGTGCGACCGAAAGTACGTACTTTACATTGACACTGCAAATATACGACTTTTTTCGCATTCCTCCAAATTTTTAATGAATTATTTAAGTAACAAAGATGAAAAAAGTTGCAAGAATAACAAAACAGGACATATTGGGCATCAAACCAGGAAAATTTGAAATCTTTCTGCTTGAGTCCGCAAAAGCAGTTCGGTCGGCAGTAACATACGCCTATCAGCTTGCTCAATACGAAGATTTGCCTAAAGGAGTGCTTAAGTACTCAACCTCGGCAGATTACAAGAACCATACGGCGATTATTACCGCTGTTCCGGTTGAGTAGTAAACTTAAATATGTAAAATATGAACGATATTCACTTAAAGAAGATTAGTCCGATGTTTGGGACTATTAGAATCGAGGGGACGGAGAAAGAACCTCTGTTTTGTGCAAGTGATGTGTGTAAGGCACTTGGATTTTCAAATCCCTGGAAAGCTGTAGGTGATCACGTTGATGACGATGACCTAACGAAACGTGAGGTCATAGATTCCCAAGGAAGAAAGCAGAATACGAACTTCATAAGCGAGTCTGGTCTTTATGCCTTGATTTTTGGTAGCAAGTTACCACAAGCAAAGGACTTTAAAAGATGGGTAACGAGTGAAGTTCTTCCTAGTATTCGTCAAGATGGAGGGTATATGACCATGGCTGACGAAGAGTCCGAGGAAGACTTGATGGCTAGAGCTCTTATTGTCGCTAAAGCCACTCTTAAAAGGAGAGAGGAGCGCATAAAAGCACTAGAAACCGAGAATTATGCAAAGGATAAGGAAATTGTTGAGCTAAGTAGTACAATTTCTGATATGAAACCAAAAGTCAACTACGTTGATATGATATTGGCAAGTAAGGAAACTGTAACAACTACTCAGATAGCTCAGGACTACGGAAAGTCAGCAAAGGCATTCAATATAATGCTCAGAAACTATGGTATTCAGCACAAGGTCGGTGGTCAGTGGATCTTGTATGCGAAATATCTACCTTGCGGATATGTTCATTCCGAAACAGTTCCTATCGTTCATTCGAATGGGACATCAGGGTCTGTGATGCATACAAAGTGGACTCAGAAAGGTAGGCTGTTTCTGTATGATGAGCTGAAGAGTCGAGGTGTTATACCTACTATAGAACAGGAATTGGTTAAAAGATAAAGCCTATGCCTCGCAAGAAAGTATCAGTAGAGCCTGTCGAAAAGATTTGGCTCTCTACAAAAGAGTTCGCCGAGTATATCGGCATGAGCACTGGTTATATACACGACCTAAGAAAGAGCGGTCAGATCCATCATTATATGATAGGCAATACCGCATTCTTTAAAAAGTCCGATATAGATGAGCTCATTGAAGAGCATAAAGTGTGTTGAAAATTGGTATGGTTAAAGTTATAGGTTTGTTTCATTTGCTCGTGAGAGCATGTTGTTAGTTATTTTGTTTACGTCTACAGCGGTAGGCACTTTGGGGCGATGTCTGTTCGTTTAGCTTCTTTCGCCCCAAATCAGACTGAGTAGCTCAGTTGGATAGAGCATCGGTTTCCTAAACCGAGGGTCGAAGGGTCCGAGTCCCTCCTCAGTCACACTCTTTTTTTTAGTTCCGTTTAGTAGTTGAATTCCTCTCTGACGGCGCAAAGGTAAGTCCTTATACCTTATAAAGTAGGTCGTTCGGGCAGCGACAATCTTGCGTCAGATGAGAGTTTCATTGAGCGGACATGGAAGATAGTTCTTTGACATGTTGATGCACAGAAATAGTATGCGTGTAAAAGAAGTAACTGGAGAGCATCAATGGATGCCGTGACCTGGCGAAAGGACGCACGACATACGAAAATCCAGCTAATCTGCATCAAGTAAGCAGACGGACTACACCGGAACGAAGAATTGTCGGTGCAAGCACTGTCTAAAACGTTGCAGTCTGGTGAACATGGAAAAGTTCTGAAAAATCCAAAAAGATGATTTATCTTCATCATTCATATAACAACTCAGAGGAGACTGGTGTAATTGGAAGCACAGCGACAACTAGATGATACCGTTCTTATCGTCGTGAGATGGGGGTTCGAGTCCTCCGTCTCCTCCAACATATAATTCATTGTATTCTAATTTATTCAATTAAAAATGCAGCTCGTCTGTGAAGATAGGCTGCATACATCGCAGGTTGGAGCAGTTGGTAGCTCGCTAGGTTCATGACCTAGAGGTCACAGATTCGAGTTCTGTACCTGCCACAAATGTTTATTGAAAGCTCTAAATTGTTTATATGTGAAAAGATTGTTTCTTGCGTATCTGGTCTGAGAAGATAGGATACGTCTATTTCTTTTAGAAGGAATTATTTTTTATTTCTGAGGAGAGTAGCTCAGTAGTAGAGCGCCAGGGGAATGGGCCTTGGAGGTCGATGGTGCGAATCAATCCTCTCTTCCCAATTTTCTTTCATTTTTCAAGAATTTTGATTGGTTAACTTATGTGTCGCCCAGTAGCTCAACTGCATAGAGCCGTGGTACTTTCCGCGAGGTTGGGAGTTGGAGTCTCCCCTGGGCTTCCCAAGTAGGTAAATTTCAAAAATTTTTTTTCATTAGCTGACAGAGGTCGGCACTTTTTCTTATAAGTCATTTATATTTAAATTTGAGTATTAATATCCTCTTGCTTGTGAAAGTAGGAGGTACAAGCCGCATTAGCTCAGTTGGTCAGAGCAGTCCAAGATACCGACAGGCCGCAGGTTCGAGTCCTGCATGTGGCTCACTTAATTGTGAGTGCCATAAATTTACAGTTTTTGATTATCTTTGGGAGTGAGGGTGTCTATTGTCCCTCCTCCCTTTAATATTGATTTCTACTCCATCTCACAAATAACCACGTGCAATCACCTCTCCTGCCTTGCGTGGTTGGCTAAACGGAGAGGTTTTACTATAGATGAAAGTTAAAAACATAATAAGAATCAGTAAGGAAAACATTAATGCTCTTCGGAATCTGGAATGCGTTGAAAACGTAGAACAGAACGGAAAGGACATTACTGTTCGCATTAAATCGAAATATACGGATGGTAGACTTGAAGCCAGAAAGGGTGAATATCTTATTCAGTGGGGGAACAAAATGTGGCAGAGGTATGGCTCTGATGCTATCAATCTGCTTTCCAAAAATCCCGGAGCGGAGGCCGGCAAGACATGGGACGCGTAGGTTCAAAGAAGTATTACGCTCCTGACGGGAACGAATACGATTCAAGAGAGGAGTATCTGTACATGCAGACCATCCTCGATGATCCTGGCATAAGCTGCATACACAGACAGGTAACCATCACGGCCATCAACCCGGTATGGATGCTGAAACCAAAGCAGCTTAAGACTAAGGTTAAGTACGAGAGGAGGTCTTTGCTTTACGGGCATAACTATACTGCCGACTTCGTTTACCGGGAAGGCGAGAAAATTGTGATATGTGATGTCAAGAGCCTCTATACCTCAAAGCTCAGAGAGTTCTCGATTACAACAAAGGCTGTGGTGGCAAGACTTATCGCTCACAATAGGAAACGTCATAACGGAGAGTCTATTGTGATATTCCGTAAGGCTATCAAGATAAAGAAGGACGAGTGGGAAATCGTTGATTATCCACCGTCCGATTGTGCTATTATATAATAAGGTGTAAAATCTAAAAGATATGTGTATAATTTTCATTAGTTTACTAACCACTGTAGTTATGTTTGCTGCTGTATCATTCGTAGCACATCTTTTTGGTTGGGACCAGGAAAACTAGTAGTTTAATTCTAAATATTTTATAAATTATGGACAAAGACAAAATTATCGTCAGTGTAGTAATTGACAAGCAGGCTCTTGTTGACAGAGCATTCGACATCTCGAAGAATCTTTCTGAGTTCAATGAAATCAAGAAGGTTATCGACGGCAAAAACCAGTTTACTCGTGATATCGACGAGATTGATGATGAAGGCAAGAGGGAGAATAATACGAACCTTTTCGCCGGCATCGCATTGGACATCATTCTCAGTGATAACCCGGAACTGGCAATCACCAAGCGCCTCAATTCGCTTGAGGACAAGAAGAACTCTTTCCTCGCTAAGATGAAGAAGCTCGACGAACTCCAGGAAAAAGTGAAAAACGGAGAGGTGCATGGCGCTGAAGGTTTCCGTGAGTTGTTGAAAATAATGGAGGAGGACGTGTAATGGGCGTAGTATCAAAGTACGGCAACCTGTATGATGTCAAGAAGAACATCATCTGCCACGCTCCTGTCACCTCTTCACATTTCAGAAGTCTGCTGAAGAAGGGTAACCAGCTTCCTATGATGACTGGCGTAACAACACCGGAGTTGTTCGGAATCCACGCAGTCAAGAAATTCAAGCGTGGACGCTGGCGCCGAGTATTAACACATTAATTCATATAACAATGGCAAAAGAAAAAGCAACTATCTCAGCAACACTCGGTCACGAGTACGATGATTTGGATGAGCGTGAGGAGTACCTAGCAAACAATGCTGACTCCGTTGAAAAAATGGAGTTCATCAAGCGATTCAACTCTGATGAGCTGATGAAGAAGAAGGACCTGTTCGCCCTTCAGTCTGCACGTGCATCTGACATCGAGGAGGAAATCAAGGATTTCCGTGAGCAGAAAAAGGCAGAGTTGAAGCCTATCAAGGAAGAGATTTCTTCTCTCCTTAAGGAAATCAAGCAGAAGGGTTGCATGGTTAACGAGAAGGTTTACAAGTTCGTCGACCGTGAAGCAAAGATGACTGCCTTCTATGATAAGGAGGGTAATCTTGTTTCTTCCCGTCCGGCAACACGTGACGAACTCCCTAGCAATGTATACTCAATTAACCGTGATCAGCAGGCTATGTAGTCTGCTTTCACATAGTTTCAAAATTCTAAAATATTTTGTAAAATGGACAATGAAAAATTGCAGATAGACCTCGCTCCTGGACAGGAGCATGCGGAGCTTGTTATCCGTGAGGTAGGTAACGAGAACCCTTATAAGCTTCCTGCAAAGGAGCCTCTTAATCTTCAGGTAGACGGTGTTATTACCTGTATCTATGCCTTCCTTGAGAAGCGTTGGGGTACAGAGCAGATTGACAAAGAGCATACGCATATCCTGGTTAATCGAGAGAAGCTCGTTGTTACTCTTGTTACAAACGAGAATGATGAGCGCACTACACAGACAATTATCGGCTCCATTCAGCTGTCTCGCCAGTTTACGGGATTTCATATCAATGACGGTCAGTTGTGGAAACCGGTACAGCTTGGTGACTTTTTCCGACTCAACCGTTCTTTCTTCGAGACGAAGGAGAAGAACATGGAACTCGTCAATCTCCTCAAGAGCTTCTCGGCGAAGGTTCAGACAACAATCAAGAAGGAATACAGCGACAATGGTTCCGTGACTGACAACTATGAGAAGGCTGTAGACTCTAATCTTCCTCCATCGTTCACTATCAATATTCCTATTTTCAAGGGCGCAGAGCCTGAGAAGCTTTCAATCGAGACTATCGCTCACGTCGAAGGCAACATGGCATTACTGACGCTTATCTCTGCTGATGCAGAATGTATCATCGAAGAATCCCGCGACAAGATCATCAATACGGAGCTTGATAAGATTCGTAAACTCTGTCCTGAGATTCCTATTATGGAAGTGTAATGACAGAAATGGATAACAGAATAGCAAAAATGCCCGCCAAGATGGCCTTTGCTGTACTTGACTTGCGTAAGGTGCATGCGTGCATCATGGAACTTCCACGAAGCAAGTCGGTACAGCTGGCCCGAAAGGCGGCATACCTCAACTACATTGAAGGTGAGGGTAGAAAACTCGGTAAGGTTCCACTTCATTATGAACGCCTTAATGAAAAGGGCGAAAGCGTGACGGTGGAAACTTACTTCAGATATTTAGATAGAGTTCATTAATTTCAAAATCTATACAAATGGATATAGAGCAGTTAAACAAAACGCCTCATAATCAGATTTGCGATTTGGCAAGAGACAGATTCATCGAGGTGTACAATCAGAAGTTCGGAGAGGGCGGAGAAGTATTCTTCGAAGAGCAGAAGGCATTCTTCAACGAAGAACTTCTCAATGGCTCGTTCAAGGGCTATCTTGAAAAGGCTCCATCACTGAATATTCATGATGCCTTCATGAACCTGGCAATTAACGGATTGTCTCTCGAAAAGGGAACTACGACACTCTGCTACCTCATGGGCTACAGCAACTACGACAAGAATACCCGACAAACGAATTATACGGCCAAGATTACCTATACAGGATATGGAGAAATCCTTCTTCGCCAGCGAGCCGGTCAGATTGTTCGTTGTGACAATCCTGTAGTAGTTTACAATTGTGACGATTTTCGTTTCGGTGAGCGAGACGGTCATAAGTACGTTGATTACGCAAAGACTTATCCTCGACCTGAAAATTCATACATCGTTGCTTGTTACGTGAAGATTATTCTTCCGAACAATGCCTACGATTACTTCGTTCTTGACCGCGAAGGTATCGACCGTCTCCGTACGTATTCGGAGAAGTTCGGAGGCAAAGACCACAAAGCCAACGCTCTTTACGGCGGAAACTATGTCGGGAACGATGGTAGAACGTATTTCAGAGATATCGACACAGGCTTCCTTATCTCGAAGACATGCAAGCATGCGTTCAAGGGCTATCCTAAACTGAAGGTTGGTCTGGGCGCTCTTTTGCAGGCCGATATCGACATGCAGACTCAGCAGAAACCGACTCAGGAAGCCTTTGGCGCCGGAGATACCGGACCGGAAGACAAAGGCGTCAAGGTAAAGGTTGACAGTGATTTACCATTTTAAAATTGTTATATATGGCAGAAAATACAGAATTGCAGTTGGTACAACAACAAGCCAACAATATTACAAGACAGATTGCAACGCTAAAATCTGATACGGAAAATGCGGTGCAAGCCAACAGGAAATCTTATGAGGCATGCGTGAATGCAGGTGAGTCTCTGTTGTTTGATATTGGCGTATCCGGAATGAACGATGCTCTTGACGAGAGAGCCGCTGAGTTTATCAAGAAAGCTAAACTGACAGAGAAAGCAATGACGGAGAAACGTAAGGGTGTTACCCAAGTGTTCGATATTGTCCGTAAGGGTTTTACTATGATGGAGAACCTTATCTCTATCAAGAACACCGATTCTGTTGTCTATAAGATTCAGGAGAAGCGCAACGAGTATGCGGCATACAAGCTTGAACAGCAGCGTAAGGCTGAGCAGGAACGCCTGCGCCAGGAGCGCATCAAGGAGGCCAAGATTAAGCTAAAGACTGATACGATTGATATCTTGAACAATCTCCTCACAGAGCATTCTTCTGCTGCTATCAACTCACTTAATAACACGTTCTCTCTTCTCACCCTTGACAACAAGGATGAAGTTAAGAAACGTATTACAGAGTGTTCTGATGTTCTTGACCTCGGACATCTGTTCGTTAATAACAAGCCTTCATACTCTTCCGAAATTGAGGAAAATGATGCAAAGGATATTATGAACGGCGCATACAAGGAGATTTCCGCATCGTTGCTTGCATCTTATAAGCAGACCGTAAATGCTACACGTGATGAGCTTCTTATGAAGTTTGATTCTAAGATTGCTGAACTTCTTGAAATCAAGAAGGCTGAAGAGGAGCGTAAACGTAAGGAAGAGGAAGCTCGCAAGGCTGAAGAGGAGCGTAAGCGCAAAGAGGAGGAAGCACGTAAGGCTGCTGAGGAAGAGCGCAAGAAGCAGGAGGAGATTCAGCGTATCAAGGACGAGGAGGAGCGCAAGCGCAAGGAGGCAGAGCGGAAAGCTGCCGAGGCTGAACGCAAGGCAAAGGAAGCCGAGCTGAAGGCTGCTGAGGAAGAGTGCAAACGTAAGGAAGCAGAAGCTGCCGCTGCTGAGGCTGAACGTAAGGCTAAGGAAGAGGCTATCCGTAAGGTTGATGAGGCTGCTAAGGAAGAGCAGCAGAGAAAGCTTGCGGCTGAGCAGGAGAAGCGTGATGCAGAAAATGCAGCCCAGCACGCTACCGCACAGGCCCAGTCGCTCTTTGCCCAGACTTCCGTTGGAGAAACCGGTAAGCAGAAAATCAAGGTAACAAAACGCCTTGTTGTTACCGACAAGAATGCCTGGCTCGACATCATCCAGCAGTGGTGGACGATTGAAGGCTCCAAGATGGCTCCTGACAAACTTGCTTCTAAGTTGGAATTCATGCGCAAGGCTTGCGAGAAACACGCAAACAGCGAAGAAGAGTATATCGTTTCTCCTTATATTAAATATGAGGATGAGGTAACGGCTAAGTAATATGGCGGAACAACCGTTTGACCCTTATTATTCTCGTGGTGAGGTCTCCAATTCGGACCTCACTGCGTTGAAATTTGCCCTGAACCCGCAGCTCAACTTCGTAAAGGAAGAGGATAAGAGAAAGGCTTTCCATCTCGGAACTCTCGTTGACGCTCTCGTTACCGAACCAGAAAAGTGCAATCATTACGCCATGACGGTCGATGACGAGAAATATACGGAGAAGGATTGGAAATGGGGGCTAGACCGGCTTGCTGTTCTGAAGAAACAGGCAACGAAGGATAGGTTCCTTGATTTCGTCCTGAAGAATGCGGTCGGTCAGAAAACATTCATCAATCCGCATATGAAGATGGAATACCAGGGCTTCGAGTTCGAACTTCCGGTACGCTGCAAGTTTGACTGGTGGCTCGGGGAGTTCGGCGGTGATTTGAAGACCACCGCAGCTACGTCACAAGAACAATTTGAAGCTCAGATTGATTTCGTCGATTGGGATAGAAGCCGTGCATGGTATATGGATCTTACGCACAGTATAGACCCAAGATACGGAAACATGGACTTTATCTTTGCGGTCTCCAAGACCAAGAAGAAAGTATTCTATAAGAAGATTGAACGTGGTGACGAGTTGTATTTGCGTGGTAGGGAGAAGGCTCTTGAATGGGCTTTCCGCATGTGGTGTTTATTATAATTTATTATTATGTCAGATAAACCGAAATTATACGATTATCAAGAAGAAGGTGTGCGCATGGAGCTTGCCATGAAACGCTGTATCAATGGCGATGACATGGGAACCGGTAAGACGGTTCAGTCTATCGTCGCCATTGAACGTGCAAAGGCAACTCCCTGCCTTGTTGTTTGCCCTGCCGCACTTAAGGTTAATTGGGAACGAGAGATAAAGAAGTTTACGAACCTCCGGCCTCTCATTCTTACCGATTCCGTCAATGCGACATACGGATATCATCTTACTAAGATGAACCTGTATGATGTAGTGATATGCAATTATGAATCGCTTGCAAAATACTTTGTCGTAAGCCTCGGGCCAAAGCCGTTACGACTGAACAACTTCCTGTTCCGTGATGAACTGAAGATTATCAAGTCCGTGATTATCGACGAGTCTGCAAGAGTCAAGGATCCGTCCACAAGGCAGTCTAAAATCATCATGGGATTGTGCCAGGGTAAGGAGTATATCTATGAGCTTACAGGTACGCCCGTTGTAAATCACGCAACAGACCTGGCCTGCCAGCTTGCTATCCTCGGTCGTCTGAACGACGAGTTCGGAGGTTTTGGTGAGTTCTGCAACAGGTACGGTGAGAATGAGAATCTTGAAGAGCTTAATCGGAAGATACACGAAACGTGCTACTTCCGCAGAGAAAAGAAAGATGTTCTTAAGGATTTGCCGGATCTGACCAGGACAACCATCAGTGTTGCCCTCGACCCAGAGACACAGGAAGAGTACGATACCTGCCAGAAAGACCTGCTCACGTTCCTTCTCGAATACAAGAGCTGTTCCGAGGAAGAGGCTAGGAAAAAGCTTAGAATGAAGGCTCTTGTCAGGTTTATGAACCTTCGCTCGATATCCGGGCGAGGGAAGATGAAGGCGACGATAGAGTTCCTTCATGATACCGAAGAGCAGATAATCGTGTTTGCCGAGCATCGTGATGTCGTTAGTGCAATCAAGAAAGAGTTCCCGGATGAGGTTTGCACCGTAACCGGCTCTGATAGTCAGCAGCAGAAACAATGGGCTATTGATTCTTTTCAGGCTAGGAAAAAGAGAATCATCATCTGTTCCATCAAGGCAGCCGGCGTAGGTCTTACGCTTACGGCTTCTTCCAACGTGGTGTTCGTCGAACTCCCGTGGACGATGGCAGACTTGTCGCAGTGTGAATGCCGTGCCTATCGTAACGGTCAGAAGAATGCGGTTACATCGTGGATTCTCATGGGTGCAAATACCATCGACGGCTATCTTTATAGCTTGATTATGCAGAAAGGCTCAATAGCATCAAAGGTTACGGGCGAACAGGACTCCGCTATCAAGGATGCAGCCTACTTTGATGAGTTGGCAGATTTGGTTTTACAAAATTCTTTAAATAAAAAATAATGGAAATTCAAGGAAAAGTTATTGCCGTTTTACCTGAAAGAAGCGGCGTCTCTGCAAGAGGTGAGTGGAAGTCTCAGACTTATGTAATAGAAACACAAGAGCAAAATCCTAAGAAGATGGCCTTTGATGTTTTCGGAGCAGACCGTCTGGCTCAGTTCAACATTCAGAGTGGTGAGGTTATTAACGTTAGCTTTGATATTGATGCTCACGAGTATCAGGGCCGTTGGTTCAACAGCATCCGTGCCTGGAATGTTACTAAGGTGTCACAACAAGCTATGGCAAGTTCTGCTAATGCTGCTGGCGTGGCAAACCCGACGAATCAGCAAAATCTGTTTCCACCTGAACAGCAGTCTGCACAGCAGCAAGCACAGCAACGAGGGAACTCTGATGACCTTCCCTTCTAGTGTAGAATTAATCAAACGAGCATTCAACGCTTATGTGGTTCAACCTGAAAAATGTGTTTGAACTTGAAACGTTTAGGAAAAAAGTAGCCGAGTTGGAGAATAAAGGCGCGATGGTAGAGCTGAAAGAAAAACGTGGACGTTCTTTGAAGCAGAATGCCTATCTTCATTTGCTTCTATCTGCATTCGGCCTCCAATACGGCTACACTCTAGACGAAGTTAAGACGCATTTCTATAAGCTGGTAGTGAACAAAGATATATTCCTCAGAGAAGGGATTGATAAATTCACAGGAGAATGCTATAAGTATCTCCGTTCTTCTGCTGACCTTACGAGAGACGAAATGAGCAAATCAATTTCTGATTTCAAATCGTGGGCAAAAGAGGAAGCTGGATTTGATTTTCCTGATTCTGATGAATATATCGCGCTACTTCATATTCAACATGATATAGAAAGACTACAAAATTACATACAATAGCTTATGATGTTACCAACTAATATACGTCAGAAGTCAGGCGAGCTATTCCCGAATGACTTGGAAAAGCAGAAAATCTTTTGCATGGGTGCAGCGTTCTCGTTAGGAAACGATTTGTCTGATTTCGAGATTACTACAGAGCAAAAACAAGAAGAATATTATCCTTGCAAAGAAGCTCTTGAAATGTGGCTTGCATACAAGAAAGAAAAACGTCAGACTTACAAGCCACGTGGGTTAGAAGCTCTTAAAAAGAAACTTCTACAGTTATCAAACGGAAATCCCGAATACGCAAAGGTTATCGTTGAGTATTCCATGGGCAACAACTATACAGGGTTGTTCGCTCCTAAAAATAATGGTGTGAATAGTTATGAACAACAGCAACGAACTTACAACAAGATTAACTCAATCCTTGCCGGATGAGTATAAAAAAGCAATCGAAGAATTTGGCGAGCAATACGCTTTGTTCTTAAACAAATACCCGACTCTTCAGAAGAGAATCAGCAGTGTTCCTACAGTATACGACTCTGTAAAGAACGGCGGTCTTTCGTTTGTGGAAATCGATAAGTATTTCAAGGATGGGGCAAGCGAATGGTGGATCAAAACGATGGTCATAGACTTATTTATGGTCCTTGGTGCGTTCGATGTCACTACTCCTTACCAGTTTAAGGCGATTGCTCAGAGAATCAGGCAGGAGTACTACCATGTTACACCTAGCGAGCTCACAAGGTTCTTCTATGAGTTCTCTATGGGTGAATATGGTGAAATCTATGTTGGCAAGACCGTAAATCCTCAAAAACTTTTTATAGCTCTCGACAAGTATATGTGCAAGGTATACGAAAAGAGAGCCGAAATAGACAGCCAGAGAAACCTCGACAAGCAGAAGATAGAGGATGAGAAGGCTAGGATGAACGCTATATCCTACGAAGAGTATTGCCGCAGGGTAGGCATAGACCCGAAAGAATCCCCTCTTGAAAAGCTAAAACAAAAACTTGAAAAAGAATCAAAACGAGGCAAAAATGGCAGACGTAAGTAAAATGGCAGAGGAATGGCTAAGTGAGCATCCTGATGCGACAAAGAAAGAAATATGGTTAGCCGGTTATTGGCAATCTACCGATAACTGGTGCAACCGAACCAAGTAAATTTTAGAATTATGGCAGAAAGAAAAGTGAAACCAGAAATCATGCATTTGATGATTCTTAGCAAATGCAATTACAAATGTGAATTATGCTGCAATAAACTGTACGATATTGAGAAAATTCCAGTCGCTACGGTTAAGGAATTGAAAACAATACACACTTTGTGTATTACGGGCGGAGAACCATTCATGGCAAGTATCGACATTGATGATTTCGCCCGCAGTGTCAAGAAAAATTTTCCGAACATCGAAAACATATTCGTTTATACAAGCGGACAAATTCTTATGTTCTGTTTGCCACATCTCTTTTCTTATATTGATGGTCTTAGCATTTCTCCAAAAAGCATGAAAGATTGGCTGGCTTTAGAAAAAATAGCCAACCACAGCACCTCTCGTGAATACTTTAACAATATTTCTCGCTTGCCTAGTAACCGCTTATATGTGTTTAAGGAACAGGTTCCATTTTTCGAGGAAAGATTTAAGCCCATCGCGCAGAAACTGAACCTTAACGTTCTGTATCGTACGTGGGATAAGGAGTTTAAGACTCCAGACAATGAGATTTTCAGAAGATTACCAATACTTTTAAATTAGTTGATTATGGTAGAAAGCAAAGGTAAAATCGCAGAAATTACTAATACAACCACCAAGCAGGCGATTGTGTTCATAGGAGTTTACTCCTGGGTTATTGTGAGAAACCTGGGAAGAGCAATCAACAAGGCAGTTCACAAGCTACCCTGGTTGTTCATCGTGATAACGGTAGTAATATCATTCATTGTTAGCTTCGTTCTTATCTCTAAGGCAAGGGCAGAGCGAGATAACTACAATCAAAAACTAGTTCACGCAACGCAGCAGCTTGATAGCTATGTAGCTGCATACGGAAACATTAAATCAAAGTAATATGAAGAAATACAAACATACAATAGTGATGATCCTGTTTATCATCGCAGCAATTATCGCAGGCTACGGATTTATCTGCTTCATGGTTGAACACGTTTTCCTTTCGCTCCTGATGCTGTTCTGTATCAGCTGCGCATTGGTAGTAAAGAAGGAGGTGTAGGAATGTCGGCATATAATTTCACACCAAAAGGAGCATTCTTCATCAACTACAAGGAGCCGGACAGGGAAACAGTAGACCATATCACTTCGCTCTATTACCTCATTATCGGTTCTCTCGCTACAATCACGCAGACGGCAATCAAAGACTTGCACGACAATCTTAGTGAGAGGAAGGACCTGTTTAAGCATGAGCTTAAGTATCGCATAAAGGAGGCATTCTCCCGTTCTGAGACTCTTATAGGTATATTCAAAAAGTATACTACCGAGATTTCGCAGTACGAGCTCTGGCTTGATATTACAGACAGCATGGAGGAAGACCTGAAGATTGACATACAGAGACTCTTCTATACGACCGACAACATTCTTCTGAAGAACAACATCAAGGAACACAAGCTTCAGGCGTATGCATGCGTAGCCTACAATCTGTCAATCATGCTGCACGATATGTGTACGAAGTTTGATGACGTTATGAGTGAACGTGGCATCAGTTCCGGCAGCATAAGACCTTGCGGAGAATTCATACAGTCTATGTATGGTATGTATGCCTCGATGAGAGAGGTTGCCAGGATCCTCATACCTGATAAGGATGCAGAATACTTCAAGGAAGGTGGTCAGATTTACAGGGCTTTGCAGGTGGTTGCAATGAAGGTATGCAATCCGGAAAGAATAGACAACGCTGCCGACGAAGGACTGAAGCTTAATGGCGTTGACTATCATGGTGAAGAACACCAGAATAACGCATTCCTACCTTGGAATGGCATCCAGGTTAACTTCCTGTCACGTAACTTCGATAAAATGTCTGATGAAGAGCTCGCGAAAGCTCTTGGGCGATCAGTTGGCGCAGTAAAGGCAAAAATGAGACAACTTAAATTAAAACGCAATAACGATTAGGAGGTGTAACAATGGAAGATTTAGCTATAGGGGCAGAAATCGTCTTGAAGGTGGTTAAAACAGAGAAAGAACAATGTAATGGCTGTTTCTTCGATGAGATATGTAACAACATTTATGAAACTGTCTGCAATAATTTTAATTGTAGCGCAAGCACTAGAAAAGACGGAAAGGCTGTTCAATTTAAAAGAGTGAAGTAGTGTTTACTTGATTCTATTAACTTTGTTTTATTATGGAGAAAATAGTTTTGAAAGCAGGAGACCAATTCTATCAAAAATGGAGTGGACTTCAAAAACCAATGAAGTTTGATGTACTGTCTATACATGGTAACCTAATAGATATAGAATGCCACGCTTACAATGGTAAGCATTTTACGGAAACATGGACTTTAGAGAGTACCATAAAAGGAATTGAATTAGGTGTTTATATTTTAATTAAGTAACATGAAAGAGTTTAAAGTTGGAGAAAGAGTAACTCTTGAAGTTACCGAGACTGATAAAGAATCTTGCAAAGGGTGCTTCTTTGATAGTAAGATGTTTTATTGCGAAGCATGGCGTAAATACCCTTGTAGCATCAAAATACGTTCAGACCATAAAAGTGTAATCTTTAAAGAAGTAAAGTAAAGCGTATGAATGAGATAGAGAAAATATGTAAGGAAATCCAATGCCCACACTTTATTGTATGGAACATCGGATATGGTGATTGTATATCTTGTAAGCTGCAATGGGAAAGCTACAATATAGAGTCTGTAGCCGATGATTGCCCTTACAAGGATAAGTTCAATAAACTTAAAAAGTAAAGAGATATGTTGTACGAAGCAAAACAGGGAAGTAAGGCTTATGAATACATTAAGAGTATTCTCGATGCAGAATTTGAAGAGCATCAAGCCTACATGAAAAGAGTAGAAGAAGCCGTAGGTTTCAAATTTGAAAAATATCAGGGCTATCAGCCTAACAGAACTCTCACAAGAGTGTACGAGATTACCGCTATATGGGTTCTTTCTGAGCGTTACGATACCTTAGATAAGAAGGTGTGGAAGAAGGTAGACGGTGTAAAATTGGAGGACGGTTACTATATAGCTATTGCGCCTAACAAGCGTAGTAAGCAAGGTAAGGCAATAGCAGCAGTACTTACATCATATAAATCCTTTACTCATCATTTCAAGATATTGAAGGAACTGAATATCGAAGTTCCGCACGTCAGCCGATTCTCCATCACCCAGCTTTTACGTCACAAAGACCGCATTTTCGTTTACTTCGATGATAGTATTAGAGCTGAAAAGCAAAATCCAGACTTCGTGGAAATCACGATAGGTGAATATGAAGATTTCGTTAATAAAAAGGACTAAGCTATGGATAAACTAGAATACATTCCAGGAGATTTTGTGACAATAGAAACAGTATCAACGAAACCAAGAGTAGTAAAAGTTTCAGATGTTAATGAGGATAGTGTTATCTATTGTGAAGGTTGGGGAGAAGTCTGTTTTTATGACGAGATAAAACCTATTCCTTTAACAAAGGATATACTTCTTAGAAACGGATGGAAAGTTAGCAGAGATTCGTTGTTGCTAAAAATAGATGATAATGTGACATTGGGCATAGTCTTCGCTTTTAACCACAAGGTTTGTTACATTAGAGCAACAAATGATATAATTCACAAAGAGCAAAATTTCGCTAGGTTGAAGCTTTCGGTTGTTGATTTCGTTTCTGATTTACAACATGTTCTATTCGGTAAAGGTCTGGATAGTAATATAATTATTTAACCGCCTTCGAGCAAAAAAAATAATAATATGCCAACAGGATTTACAGCACCAATATATGATGGTGAAGATATAACATTTGAGCAATTTGCAAATAGTTGCTTGCGTAACTTCGGTATCTACCTAAGATTTGAAGGAAAATATCCTAACCTTAGTAGATACGAAATTCCTGACAAGATATGTCCTAGTGATTATTATAAAAAGAAATACGAAGAGGCAAAAGCTGAGTACGAAAAGCATCTTGCATCCCCTAAGACAAAGGAAGAACTTGAAGCTGAGTATCTTTCTTATGTTAATGATGTAATCAAGGGAAATGAGGATAGATTGAAAGAGAATGAAGCTCTCAAAAACAGATACAATGCAATGCTATCCAAAGTTAGAAGATGGACTCCACCATCCAAAGAATACGAGGGTGTTAAGGACTTTATGGAAAGTCAATTAATTGATAGTTTAGATTTTGATTGCCGCCATGTTTATGTGGAGAATATCATCCCTAAAGATGAGTGGATTCAAAAACAATCTAATCGCACTGATTTAATAGAGTCTATGAAGTATAATTTGGAGCAGTATAATAAATCTGTAGTTGCTGCCGAAAAGGATACCAAATGGCTCAAAACATTTTCAGAAAGCATAAAGAAAGTAACAGAGTAATTAACTGTCCTTATAGGACATAAATACAAGTAATATGAAAAAGATTATTTTGGCAGCCTTGGTCGTTGCAAGTTTGTTCGCTTCTTGCTCTAGCGAGAAGACTTTTAAAAAGAAAGATGGCTCTACGATTACAGCAAAGCCTTATGGCTGGGCTAGTAAGGAAAACAAAGTAGAAGGTGTTAACTACGAGTTGAATGCTCCAGATGTTGTAGCATCTATCATCTTCGCCCCATCTGTTATCGCTACAGTTATGCTGACAGCTTACGATGTATGGGAGCCAGTATCATATACTGAGCCATCTAAGTAATCAACCACCCTCTCCTGTAAAATGGAGAGGGTAAAAAGAAGAGAATATGAAGAAAAGAAAGATAAGCAAGTGGCGCATTAAGCGTGGAGTAAACTTCCATGATGAAATGCGTAAAAGTAAGTATGGGTGGAATGAAGCTGCCCATCTAGGTTGGTTTTAATTAATGAGAATATGGCAGAGATTATTTATTTTGGAACAAATGGGTGTTCCGGTCATTATCCTGTTGGTATTGACAAAACGCTAACAGGAGAAGAATACAATAAATGGTACGAGTGTGATAATGAATTTTGGATAGATAATATCCGAAAGAATCCTGGTCGCCACGTTATCAAACATCACGGAGAGGTTTATACTAATTATGGTGTTCCGTTCTCTGTAGATGACGACAGAGGTGGTAGTCATACCGAACTATTTTGGAAAGGCATTCATACAGAAGAAGAAATTATCAACTTGATAAAGAATGATTCTTTTTTATCAAAGCAGTTTAATCAAAAATAAAATATAGTTATGGCAAAAATGAATGTGACAGAAAAGGACTTTGAAGCTTTCTTTCAAGCAACAGAATCCCTTATGGCTATGTCTGGTACTTTAGATGAAGGCTTTAACGAAGAAGCTTATGCTATAAACAGGCAGTTTAAAAGTTTTGAACGAAGATACTTAAAGGCAAAGGAGGGTAAACAATGAGTAAAAAATCTGTAATTCAAAGCATGAAGGAAGAGTTAGATTATCATAATGCTTTCGGGAAATATATAAGTTCTTGCGAAGGCTATCTTTTAGCTCTGTATTCACTGAGTGCGCCTAGTGTAGCAGAAGAATATACTAAATGGAAATTAATGGATTTGGGGCTATTATGACAAGAGAAGAATTACAAAATAAACATGGCGATGCTATCTGTGAGTATTGTAACAAGAACATTATTTCAGAATATAACATCGGCATAGGTGGGCTTTGCGAAGGTCAGTATTGCGAGGAAGCACAAGATGGCTACGCAGTAGAAAATAACATAGAGCTGGAGGATTGATATGAAAATCTTGAAGCGATTAGTATATGTGTTACTTATGATTCCTATATGTACTATAGTATTCGTAATTGAAAGTTCTTTGTTGCCTTTAATCATACCAGCAATATGGGTAATAACAGGAAGTACTATATTACGAGTGAAAGAAACTAAAGAATGTGAATCATCCTATGTATACACTATTACTCAGATAGTGTATTATAGTATGGATAAGTATTTAACTAAATTATTAAAGCTATGAATAGAATTGAAGCTAAGGAATTTTATCCTATTATGCAAGCTTTTGCAGAAGGAAGGGTAATTGAGTGTAGAACCAAACCAAGTTTCATAGAAGGTTCAGATGTTCCGAATGATTGGACGGAAATGAAAGAGATTGAGTTTTGGAAACATACAGAGTATCGCATCAAGCCAGAACCAAAGTACCGTCCATTTAAGAACGCAGAAGAGTGCTGGCATGAAATGGAAAGGCATCAGCCTTTTGGGTGGATTTATGATGGAGGCTATCGTTCTTCTATAGTTTCTATTTGTGATACAACTGTAGATATAGTAAATATTAGCACAAATGATATTACTGAATGTCTTTTTTCTGAAATGATTGAAGAAGGTTACACATTTGCAGACGGTACTCCATTTGGAATTAAGGAGAAATAGTTATGGCATGGGTGGCAACTAATGCAAATGGTAAGGAGTTTCTTTTTATAGAGAAACCATACAGAAGTGGATATGGAGAATATGGATATTGGAATCCTACATATTCTGGTATCGGTGGTTGTATTCTTATACCTCATGGCAGCATCAAGAAGCTCATTGGAAGAGAATTGTCTTTTACCGATGAACCTGTCGAACTTGGATAGATAAAAAAATGAGAAAGGTTACTTGTATTTGCGACACAATTATAAAGGGTGTTACGTTTGTAAAGGGCTGTGATTACAGAGTTGATTATAATCCATTTATAGGAATAATGATATATGCCCCATTCGGCTACATAAATATCAGTAAATGGCAGCTCGATAACTATTTTATTTAAAATTATAGCTTATGGAAAGAGAAATTAAATTCAAGGCAAAGAAAACCTTGGATGGAAAATGGATAAAAGGTGACTTGGTTCACCACAAAGATTCAGATAACGTCTGGATAACAGACTATGAAAATCAACTGACATCACCAGTTGACCCTTTTACCGTCTGCCCATTCACAGGCGCAAAGGATTGTGACGGAACTTCTATCTATGAACATGATTTACTCAGACATGAGAAGACGGACAGCACCTATGAAGTAGTTTGGAATCAAGGCAACACTAGTTTTAGTTTGGTCGATACAGAATACGCTGTTCTCTACCCAACAAATACTATGGGGAGAATGTTACGTAATAGGCAACTAAAAGTTGTTGGCAATAAACTCGATAAGAAGTAGCGTATGAAGAAACAAATAATCTTAGACGAGCAAGATATTAAAGAGTTCCACGAGGATGCTGAGCATCTACGTTGGCTGTATAATAGAATGGTGAGTAAGCATGGTGAAAGCGTAAACTTTGATTACATGCACCGCTTTGCCAAGATATTCAATAAATTAAAGCAATTATAGCGTATGAAAATAGAAAGCATAAAGTTCAAGGCAAAAAGTCTTAATAGTGGGAAATGGATTGAAGGTGATTTGATTCGCCAAAGTAACGGAATCTATATAAGAAGGCATAAAAATCTTTCTGTAATTGTTGATGCTTCTACCGTCTGCCAATTTACAGGGCTAAAAGACTGCAAAGGCAATGAAATTTGGGAAGGCGATATGATAAAAAGCCCATATCTTGGAAATGTTGCCATAGTAGAATGGGATGATTCTTTATGTGGTTTTAAATGTGTAGATGAAAGAAGATATATTAATTATTCTCTTAGAGCTCTCGTTGAAAGTTCAGGGTGGTCTTTAATTGGAAATAAATTCGATAAAAAGAAGTAACGTATGGAAACAGAAGAATATGTAAACGTTATCAGAAATATGCGGGCATTCTGCAAATTGGTAGAAGATGTTTACCCCGACCAATATAAATTCGTATGTCAGCAGCATGATATACCGGAGCGTGAGGCGATGGATATGTACGGCTACCTTCGCAAGATAGCTTGCGGACAGTATTGGTGCGTAAATGATAAATCAGATGGCTATTTCTACACCATGGTAAGCATGGCACAGGAAGCTCATAAACTGCACGTATTGAATAGTTTCATCAAGAACGTACCCACTAACAACGGCGAGATACCGAATATCCTCGCAATCTTTATTAAGAATGGTGAGTATTTCCAACTGGAGTTTGACCTGCAATGGCAGGCTACGTTTATCGAGATAGCCGAAATGATAAAAAACGGCTATGAATTGCTGACTATTGCCCGTCAGGTAGATAGCGTTGATGCCAAGGACTATGTAGGTAAGAACGATGGTAAGAAATCAAATATTCCTATCTACGATGGCGATGTGATGCTTTGCTATGTAAGTAAGCCAGAATGGTGGAGTTCTGATTGTAAGCAAAGCGGTCTGTATCTATGCAAGGATGGTGTTTATTATCGTCTTGTCTATACTCCTGGCAAAGGTTACGTAAGGCATGATAAGCCTGATAAGGATGAGGACTTCGAGTTAGATATTGAAAAGAATGCTTTCAGCAGTTACGTGATGACTATGAGTCAAAAATGGTATAAGCTGGGTAATATCCACGCTAGTATCGGATTTTTGATTGAAAAGGCAGAAGATAAAAAGAATAGCGTATGAGACTTAAAAAGATAGAAGAAATGAGCAAGGAAACATTTGACTTCTCGGAGGCTCTGAGAAGAATGAAGGAAGGAAAGAAAGTGAGAAGAATCGGCTGGGGTATAGTTGACAAACTATGGATAGATAAAGATAAAAATATCAATATTTTCTATAAAGCAACAACACATTCTTCGGAAGGGTTCATTCATATTTTTCCAAGTTGTTGGAGTTATTTCACTTGCGAAGATATTCTTGCAACAGACTGGGAGGAGGTGGAAGGATGAAGATTAGATTAGCAAAGAAGATAATGAAAGCAGACACTTATGCTGATTATCCAAGTAAGCATCCTTTACCTTACTGGAAAGCGAAGTTTAAGGAAGCTTATGACGAGTATGGTTGTGTTACGTTCTGTGAAGGTTCGAGCAAGTGTAAATATCGCAACAAGTTCGACCATCGTATCAAAAAGGCAATAAGTTTAACAAAATAAGTAGCGTATGAAGAAGATTATATTATTATTTGTATCGGTTATATTCCTGCTCGTTTCTTGCAACGATAACAAAGGAATTAATGTTCCAACATCAGACTCTATTAATGAAATTAAAGTAGAGAAGCTATTTGTTGTGGATGGTATAACCGTATATCGTTTCTATGATGGTGGCAGAGTGGTTTATTTTACCAACAAAAAAGGTGTGGTAAAGGCTCTTCATGACGAATATGACCCTGTAACAAAAACCACAAGAACAAAGGTAGTAGAAACTTTATGTAACGAAGAATAGTTATGGTTAAACCTTACAGAATCAAGCATAAGGCTAGCGGATATTTCTACCAACGTTACAACGGAAGTAACCTTGGTAAGAAAGGCAAGGTGTATATGAATAATCAATCACCACTTACAATGTGTGATAATGAGAACTTTATACGTATTCAGATTCGTCACAACACTTTAGCTTATAAGGCATTGAAAGATATGCTTGCCAAATATATTATAGGTAAAGATGATGAGTGTGAATATCATAGTACATCTTACAGAGTTCCAAAAAGTGAATTTAAAAAAGAAGAATTATAGCGTATGGAAAAGAAAGTATTAACCCTCACCGTCAGTAAGCAATGGTTCGATATGATTGCGGACGGAAGAAAGAATGAAGAGTATCGGACAATAAAAGGATATTGGGTAAAACGCCTTTTCTTATTATGGAATGAAGATACTTGTACCAACGAGAAGATACCCACTCATTGCGTTAAAAACTGGGATAGTATTAGCCCCGAAATGGCTAACTATTGCATCAATAGTCCATATTACAAGGCTATTCCTTACACCCACGTTCTCTTCATAAACGGCTACCGCAAGGATAGTCCACGAATCGAAAAGGAGATTGAGAGTATCACCATCGGCAAACCTAAGGAAGGCTTATGCCCCGACAAGTGGCTTGATACTGAGTTTTTTATCATTAAATTCAAGTAGCGTATGACAAACGAGGAATTTTTCAATGCTCATATGGGTGAGCGAGTTCTTTATAAAGGTAAGGACATCGGGGCATACGTAGCAGGTTATGTAGAGGAAAAGTATATTATCTTAGGATTTGATGATTATACAGGCTGCATTCTGTGCTTCACTTCAAAAGTGAAAAATCTTTGTAACATATATCACTCATACCGATTCGCAAAATTGAAGTATTTGGAAGTGATAAAACATCAGTAATATGGAAAAAGAAGAAAGATGTTGTGGTAACTGCCTTTGGATGGGATGCGAAGACATCTTAGGCAATGGATGGTGCTACAAAAAAGATTGCGAAACATCTTGTGATAAGGTTTGCAAGAAACATGAATTTTAAAATTTAAATATCAAATGGAAAAGATTTTTAGACATTTCAAAGGAGGTTATTACAGATTTATTACTGAGGTCACTAATAGTGAAACTCAGGAGAAAGAAGTTGTTTATCAGGCTCTCTATGGAGAGTGCAAGGTTTGGACTCGCCCTGCCGATATGTTCTACGGAAAGGTGAATGTTGATGGCGTGGAGATTGATAGATTCACCGAGGTTGTTGGTGTGCCTGTCTTATTCAAAAAGACTAACGAGAACGCTATCATGCCATCCAAGGCGCATGACGATGATTTCTGCTATGACTGCTATGCGGTTTCAGAAGAAGAGATTGCGCCTAATGTATGGAAGTACGGCCTCGGATTTGCATTGCAGATTGAAAACCGCAACAAACCTGCCGACATTTCTAGGTGCTTCACGCTCCGCCCTCGCTCTTCTGTATGGAAGACTGGCATGGTTCTCAGTAACTCAGAAGCAACCATTGATGATGGTTTTATTGGCGCGATTTCTGCTGTCTTCTATCACGTATTTCCGAAAATGCCGCGATATAAGGTTGGCGACAAAGTGGTACAATTTTATCTTGAAACAAGTGACAACATCATGCTTATCGAGACGGACAAATTAAACAAAACAGAACGTGGCGATAACGGCTACGGCTCTTCTGATAAAAAGTAATACATGAACATCACAGATGAACAGAAAACATATATAAAGGAACACCCTTACGAATCTCCTTACGCAATGGCCAAGAGCTTCGGTTGCGCAGTACAGACTGTTTACTGGTGGCTACATAGGCTGCATGGGGATTCGTTCAAGGACGCAAGAAAAGAGCAAAGAGAGAAGATCAGGGAATCTGTCCGTAAGCTGTATCCGGATTACTCTTCTTCCGAAATTTCCAAAGAGCTTGGAATAACAAAGTCATGTGTAACAAGCATAGCAAAGGCACTTGGCGTTACTCATACCCAGGAAACGGAAGAAAGACTTCGGTTGAAATGTGCACAGGCAATAATAAGACCGGAGATAATAGCTAAACGTTCTGAATCTCTAAAAAAGACGCTGAGGCTTGACAGATACAGAGCAACGAATGGAATAAAACAGAAGACACGACGCAAGTTTAAGACCATTCCGAGCAGATGTCTCTGTGCAAGGAACTATCTCTGCAATAAATACAACTATTTCTACGACAAAGATTACGGAGAGCTTCTTACCATATTCTACGACAGCGAAACAAAGATGCTGAGTGAAGATCAGCAGAAACACTACGAGACGAAGTATGGTATCAAGTTCCTCCAGGGAGCTGAAGAATAATTTCTGTGCATTATCTATATTGTTTAGGGGTGGCTACACATCGCGTGCGGTCACCCCTTTTTGTATTAAACAACCAACAAAAACATTAAAACAATGAAAAAAATCTAAGAACGTTTCCTGTTTCTTATAATCAAATACCCTATAAAAACGACAACTCCTAGTATCAGTATCGCAAAAGATACTCTTCCGAGTCTAAGGAAGAATTTATCTGTTTTTGACAACTGTTTCTCAACATATACTTTATCTTTCGATATTTTACTTATCACTGAGATTAAGGAGTCACACTTGCTATGATATATCGCAGCACTATCCTTGTATTCCTTAAGGCTAGAAATACTATCTCTCAGTATCTGTACATCTTCCTGTGATATCTCGTGATATTCGTAGTGAAATTTATCCTCACCAACCTTGTTGCCGTTCGCATCATACTTCGAAGCTGTACTATCCTTGATATGTGTCTTCTCTTTAGTGGTAGACTTTACAGACTCTTTATGCGATGCTCTGTATAATTCCAGCTCCTTGACAAGCCTTGCGTTGAAGAGTGAATCCCACTTAGCCTCGTTACGTTTATCAGTGATGTATGTCTGTTTTTCTACCACACGCTCCTTGGTCTTGCACCTACAGAACATTGATAGAATCAGCATTGCTACTGCAATGGCAATTACAACCCTTGTTATTTTATCAATCAGTTTCATAAGCAAGTGAATTAATTCTGTTCAGCCAACCATTCTTGAACTTTTTGTTCTGTGGTCTTGTCTGACAGATACGGTCAATGAAATCTTTTCTTTCCTGCTTGATGTTATCAAACAGTTCCCGGCCATCTCTTGCGTTGACAGCTGCGATAGTCTTCGGCCCGACAATACCATCCACATCAACGCCAAGAACTCTCTGAGGAATCTTGATACCGTAGGCTCCGCTAGCCCATACCCAGTCGACGAGGATATTGGCTACGTTCTGGTCTTTAATATCATCAGCTTTCCACTTATCCCAGTAGTACTTCTTGAAGATTACACCCCATTGCACTCTGGTCATACGCTTTAAATCGTTAACCGTCTTCTTGCTGCCGAATACTGAGCGGTACGTAGCAAGAGTCACGCCCATATTAGTAGCACCTCCCAAATCATCTTTGTCGTTAACGAAGCCACCTTCCCACTTTAGGATGAACGGCTCTAAAATCTTACTGTTTGCCATTTTTGTTTTCCTCCTCTTTTTTATCAAACTCATTGTTGAGTCTGTCAATAATCGGTTTCCAGTAACTAGGCAGTGCCTTTGCAAACTCGAATCTCAAAATGTAGTAAATAACTCTGAATGCTACATTCTTAGGGTATGCCTTGATGAGGTTTTTGAACGCGTTGCATAGATACACATAGCAGAAAATGTATGTAAGCATCTTTATTACAAACAAAGCCTCATTTCCATCATTACAGCCTATCATGATACCATATATCACATAGTCAATGGTAAGATAGAGCAACATTTCAAGAATGGCGTTTACAAACTTTGATGCCGAAAAGTTTTTGCATCGTACAACACTAACGCCATCAGCTCGCATACCACAAAAGATATTGAAGCCGAAAGCAATTACTAGCGCCAGCACGAAACCTTCAGTTGGCGTTGCAAAGGCAAGTATAGCAGAGGAAATTGTAACCACTATCTGCCTAATCTGTGAAGAATCTAATAAATTTGTCATAATCTGTTATCCTGAATAATTAATAAAAATAAAGTTTCGGTCTCTTTCTGCAAAGATAGCAAAAAAAACCGAAACTTCATTCAGAATAACGAAAAACTTTAGACATTCAAGTCATAATATGGAAGCCTGCCACTTTCCAGGAAGGAAATACATTCATCGAAAATCTTTTGCTCGTAGTTGTACGTGTTGATCTTCGGGAACCATTTCTTTATCTTTGCGTCGTTACGCTTTACCATTTCGCCCCAAAGAACGCACCAGTCTTCGAGATTGATGTTGTCGTTCTTGACCTCATGCCAATAGTCCTTGGCTACATCTTTAGTGTGAAGCTGGCCTATGAGACAAAGATGCATATCTGCCATCTCTTCGTTATAATGACACGCGCCAATCTCTCCCTGGACCTGCTTCATCACATCAAGCATTACGCTGTCATTCATTCCGACTTCACAACAATCTGCCATGATCGTAACACAGTTCTTGATAGCCTGCATATCATTGCTAGCTATAATGTCTTCGAATACCTTTTTCATAACCGTATATTTTTGATGTTACTTCAGAAAATACTCTCTGATGTTGTATACACCATCCTTGTCTTTCAACAAATCGAGTGCAAGGCTGTGGGCATACTTAACCAGATGTTCTGTATCAATGTCCTTAACATCTTCCTTGCCGAGTATCTTAGCAATGGTGCATCCGTGGTCGCTTACAACCTGATTCATCGCAACGTACAAAGCGTAATCGTTGTAATAAGGTTTCTCCTCTGTTGCAAGTCCGAGACCGGTCATAGCATTGATCCATGTCTGCATATCCCAGGTTACTGGTGGATTCATACCGTTTGCAATCTCAGAAGCTTCCTTCTTGGTGAGATAGTTCTTCCATTTTATAGCGCAAAGTTTCTCAACGTACTCTTGCGCCAACTCTGGGTGCTTCGCTGACATATCCTTCAACATGCACCGCATCGTGTCTCCAAATGTGCGCATATACTTCACGCTAGTAGATGAAGCCATAATTCCGTACAGCTCATCAAACTTACTCATAATGTCTTTTGTTTCCATATTGTCTTGTATTTATATATGTTATTATTCTGCTGTTATCAGACTTTTCAACTCCTCAAAGTCAGTTTTTGTGAAGCTGATACTCTTCTTGCTACCAAAGAGGATAGTCGTTATGATGTTGTCTGGTAAATCAATAGACAAAACACCGCCATCAATGCGACCTTTGATAAAACCAAGGTCAAACTCATAGTTGCTTATATTCTCCAACATCTGCATAAGGTCTGAGAATATGGTATCGGCATCTATGTTGCCGTCTTCATCAGCAATGAATAGGGTAGCGTTGTCAATGCTCTTGCCCCAACTATCCTTGCGTTTTGCGATGATGTTGTGCGATGCTCGCTTCATGTACACGGAAGGGATAGCCAATGCTGGGTTTTCCTTCACCATATCACTTATTCTTGCGTCTGCCCACAAATCAAGCGATGTAAGCAGTTTCTCTTTCAATTCTGTTACGTTCATTTCTTAGTTTCTCCTTTCTTTGTTTTGTTGTACCAAGCGAGATATTCTTGCCAAGTCTTATCGCTATGATTAGTCATATAATCGTTGAGCATAGCAGATTTCTGCTCCTCTGCCTGCGCTACTTCTTTTCTCAGTCGTTGCATCAAGGACAAGTGTTTCTTCAATGCCTCCTGTCCTTGCTGAGTGCTTTCGATACGAGGGCGTATGATGCGCAATTCCTCGTCTTGTACGAGCTTAGACACATACTGCAAGCTGTTGACGTATTCTTGATTCTGCATCAAGTACTGACGTTGTGCGCCCGTAAGATTGTCTTCTATCTTGTCTATCTCATCCCATAAAGGGGTGGAAGACTGCTGCGCTTGCATATTTATAGATGCTCGCTTCTGCTGTATTGCCTCATACACCTTTTGTAGTTCGGCATCCATCGTTGGCGGCTGCTGCTGACTTGTGCCCATATCAAGCAAAGGGCTGTTTCCAAAATTCATCATAATCAATATCTTTAAGTTGGTGATATATTATAGAGAGGTGAGAGGGCATCCACCAACGAGGGCAAACACCCCTCACCAACTCATTTCTTTTTAGTCCTTTTTACAGACTTTCTTGCTCTGTTACGCTCCTGTAGTGGGAGTAGAAGGAGCAGTGCAGTTACAGCCATAGCTGCCGTAACCAGTAACTACTGGTGTAGATGGGAGCACAAGCTGACCATCAATCTTGCGGCAGCACTTCTCGTTAACGTAAGCCATCATAAGCTTCTCCTTGTAAGGAGTGAGGGCTTCCATCACGGCTACCTTCTTGTCGAGGTCGCTATACTTTGCTTGCAACGCATCGTACTGGTCTCTCTGATTCTTGTACAAGCCAAAATCTGCATCAATCTGAGACTTGTAAAGACCGAACTCAGCCTGCATTGCACGGCGGTTCTCGGCGTTGATAGCATCGTTAGCACCCTTATACATAGAGAACTTCTCAGCGATGTCTGTCTCTCGCATAGCGTAGAACTTGTTAGCGGTGTCGAGCTTCATACCGAACATGTAGGTAAGCAACTTCACCTCATCATCGCATTCCTTCTCCATTACCTGCAAGGCAGTTGGCTGATTTGAACTTGCGCTAGCCCCATAGGCGTTGATGTTCACGTTCTCAGGCATATTGCTGCCACCGAGTGAACCAAACACACTGCGGTTGTTACCGCCAAGCAACCAAGCACCAGCACCGAGTGCTGTGCCGATGATACCAAGGGTAAGACCAGCATTACCTGTAGCCTTAGAAGCATAATCGTCATGCTTTTTCCCCTCTTCGTAGATTTTCTTCTCTACGACCTTTGCATCTGTCATTTCCATGATACAATCTTTTTTAAGTTATCCTTAATATTAACTAACACTATTGTAACGTTACGGATGCAAAGGTACAAAGAATAGGGGAGAGCAAATATAACTCTATCACACTTTCTTTTAGTGATTGATTATCAGAGATTTAAGGTGATAGGAGGTAGTATCATAAATAATAAAAAAAGAGAGGTAACCACTTACCTCTCTTACTCAACTTGTAAGGAATACTTACATGTTCAACTATTATTTTCTCTTACTCTTAATGAAGTGCAGTATATCCCACTTCTTCCAATACCTCGTATGTCCTCGCTTTTTGCATTCGCCATGGGGCAAATCGCCCCTAGCCACCATTCTGTTAAGGGTAGCATCAGAAACGCGCAATTTTTCCTTGACCTCCTCGGTGCTCAACATAGGGTTGAGAGCATACGGCAGATAGTTCTCACAAAGGTCTTCTATCTCATCGCTACTCATTCCGCAAGCAGTTACCTTCTCCCCTCTCTTCTCTTGCTCGTCTGCTCGAAAACAAGAATCCGATAACGATTTTAATAACACTCCCAAGGTGTGATAACCAAATAACTTTCCCATATCATTATAATCTAGAGATTAAACTTTGACAGCCTTTGCCTGAGTAATACTTATCGGCAAAACCATATACATAAAATATAATGGTCATTACAAGTATTACAACATTAGATTCCACCATTTCGTTGGTGGTAAAAACATTCCAGTATACAATATGAATAGCATTTATCCCAAATAGGTAGATTATCATCGGAATACGCCATCTGTAGCAGAGCCAAAAGAATCTGCTAGCAAGTATAAGCACAAGCGGATGGATGTAAACTGAGAAATAGATAAATGCTGCCGATACCCAATTCTCCTTAAACCATACGCACATTTCTTTTTCATGAGACGCAAATGTTACCATGCATGCAATATGAAAAAGCATGATAAACAGAGGCATCACTTCACAATAATACTTAAACCAAGTGAGTAGCTTTACGCTGTAGCCTCTACCTGCAAGGATAATGACGTTTATCATTTCGCTAACGTCCATGTCCTTAAACATTACTCTTGACAACTGTACAACACCGACTGATTGAACTAACCGATGGACTTCATCTTCTTCCTCTTTAGTCATAAATTCTTCTCCTTTTGTTTTATTATTTGTTCTTAGTTCCTCATTCTTAATAATAAGGAAAGTGCTGCAAAGATACACCTTTTTGCACAAAACCAGCGGAAATGAGAATATTTCTGTGTTAAACTTTATAAAAAGTAACAATCTGAAAGTAGATGGCTACAAAAATAGCGTTAGAACGGCTTCCTTGCCAAATTCTAACGCTATTAGTGTTTATCCTATCACAACATCAAGGGTCTCCATATCAGCGAACTTCAAGCCGCAATCCTTAGCAGCCTTGAAAAGCTCTTTCTCTTCAACTGCCTCGATGTCTACCTCTACCTCGGCATTGGCAAGGTCTGAGAAGTACTTCTCTGTCTTCTGCTTCTGATTAAAGAAGTACTCATTAACCTCCGCGAACTTGGCTGAATCGTCCTTGGTGTATTCGTAGCCCTCATTGGCGTGCTTCTGTTCCAACTGCTGGCACTCCTGAAGCTTGAGCTGCATCTCCTCGAACTTATCGTCCTTCAAGCTCTCCTGTGCTTCCTCCACATCCTTGTCGTAGGTATCGGCTACGTGGCGCAGAGCCTTCATATTCTTCCAAACTCGCATGGCGGCATCATCACTCATTGATGATGTCTTCAATGCCTTCAATGTTCTGTAGGCTGCAACAGCCTCGATTGTCTTAATCTTTTTCATAATTGTTTCTTTATTTTTATGTTATACAATATTCTTCGCCAGATTGCCATAGCAGAATACCTTTCCTATTAACAGTGCAAAGTTAAGAAAATAATTCCGAATAGCAATGCAGGAGGAGCAAAATTTACGAATTTAAAAAATCAGCTTCCCCACGTTGGGTAATCACTAGGTCGCAACGTGTCTGCTTTCTCGGTGAGAACGTAAACCACAAATACATTTCTAGTATATTTGTTACATTAATAATATTTACGTTTTAACGCATAATATAACTACCTCCTGGAGGAACTTGTTTCCATCCACCATCTATATTAATTTCAAAAGATAATTGACACATTTGTCCATAATAACCTCCTTCATAAATATTATCAAATCTTATATATACTTCAATATAATCTGTTCTACTACCATTAGGAACAGTTATAGAAGATATATCTTGACCAGAGCTATTAGATACATAACCTCTTCCGTATGTTGTCTTATTACGAGTAGGCATACGAAAGGTCTGATTATTACCATAACTACAAACACTTCTAAACATACCATCAGTAACTGTTAATGCAGCATCAGGAAGTTTATATATTTTAGCTTTACAAATACAAGTAGCACCAACTAATTCTCTCAACGATGAGAAATCAACAAAACCACTAGAACCACTTTTAATACTTTCCATATTAATTTGTCTAGGATAATATTTAAAACTAATAGCACCTGGTAAAGATATAAAAATTATTTTTGTATTATCATCTAAAGTTGCATTACGAGTATACGCTAAAAAAGGCACAATATCAATAAACTTATCTCCACTTCCTATATCGAAAGTTATTTCTTTACTAGCATATACATAATCTGTTGGTTTTTGACAATTACCAACATAATAATTTTTATAAATCTTATCAGTATCATTATATGGCGAATCATAACGAATTTGAATCCAAAAAGACCAACCTAAAGATAAATCAGTTATTATATCATCCATAGTAAGATTTGTGTTATTATCAACATGTGTATTCATATATAATACACAATTAAATTTAGGAATTGAAGAATAATAAACTTCAACGGTATGAAATTGAGGAATAGAAGTCAGAAATGTATTCCCTGATGCTTTACTATTATAGTTTCTAAAATCACTTAATCTATAAGGAGAATTAACACCACCTTTTGGAAAATGTTTTCCTGATACACTTGTACTTGTATTATCATGAATATAACCATTATTACCATATACATTATCTTTATAAAGGTTGTTACAAGCTTTAATTGCAAAACCTTCTCCACCATAATTATAACGTAAGTTCTTATAAGTGTCCATAGGTATATTCATACCACAACGAACAACACAAGTATATTTATTATATGAAGATGTTACTATTTCCTCAGAGTCTTCTCTAATAGGATATTCTTTAAATTCACCTTTACAACTAATAGGTTTATACTTACTCCATATATTTATATTTTCACTCTTGCAAAGAGTAGCAAGGTCATTGCTACTCTCTCCAAGAGCTTGTTTAACATCATCAATGCTAACAGGAGCACTAATAATTCCACTATCACTATTGTAAGACATAATCTTTATTTTTTTAATATTCAACTTTAGTTTCTAATTCTGTTACAACTTCTTTAGTAACAACTCGCTCTACTGTTACATTGAACACTTTCGCAAGCTATAACATAAATCGTTCCATACGCTTAATCTTTAGAACTTAAAACACTAGGCAAGGCAGCTCTATAAGAGCCACCCTGCGTTAATACTCACGATACTTACTCTGCTGCCTCGCTTGCCATATTAGCGGCGATAGCGGAATTAACCTCCTTAATCAATGCTGATACCTCACTGAGCTTGCTCTGAGGAACACCGCTGATGTTGTAGGTCAGTTCGCTGCCGTTGGAGCTTGCGTTCGCATTGCCGAGATAATTACCATTTGGGTCACCATAGATACTCATATTGATGCTCTCAATGTTGCCACCTGTCTTGTCAACATTGTAGGTGATTTCTACTCGATAGCCGCCCTTGGTATAAGTGGCAGTTGTCTGTTCACTTTTCTTGTTAATCTTTAAATTCTCCATTTTCTAATCTAATTTAATGAATTAATATTCTTGTTATCTAATCTCTTCTTGTTGCAGTCTTCCTTATCTCCACTCAATCGCTGAACCTCTGATTCGAGGAAGACCACCCGAGCCTTCAACCTGCTGACCTCATCGCCCACCTGCTCGATAGCACCGAATGCCGTTGCAATCAGCTTCGGAGACCAGTAGTTAATCTTGTAGTAGCCCTTCTCGTCAGTCTCCACGATGTCCTTTAAGTGAGGGTTGCACAAGACGTGCTGGGCAATCCAACCGATAGACCTTGTATTGTCCTTCTTCCAAGCAAAGCCGAACGTGCCACCCATTGCCTTGATGATGCCGAAGTAGTCCAGCTTCCGCAAATCCTGCTTCAAGCGGATATCTGAGGATGAGTAGGCGGTGATACCACCAGTTGCTAATATGTTTCCCTTAGCTTTAATAGAATCCATACTCCAAGTATATTCACTTCTGTTAGTTTGACTAACACTAAAGTGAGCACCCCGATATGTTATATTAAATCCACCCACAGAAGATAATTTAATACTACCACCAGTACCTAATGTTATACCACCTTGATTAGCTGTAATATCTATCGTACCATAAGCCGAAAAACTAAGGCTATCATAATTTAAAATAATGTCACTATGATAAGGATTTGCTCCCGAATGATATTCCCTAATAGTATTACCTGCAATTTCTATACATTTATTTTCCGTATTATTCGGAGTTGTACTACTATATAACTTATTCGACAAAACAGAATTATTAGCTATAACTCTATCAGATGAATAAATATCACCTGCAACATGAAGTTTATAAGATGGGTCTACTCCAATGCCTACGTTATGATTTGATAAAATATTTATAGCATCTAATTGACTACTATTATAATCTCCAGCATATAAAACAAGTTTATATTTAGATACAATATGAAACCATTTATTTACTGTAGATATAATATGAGGGTCATCCGAACCACTATTAGTTATTGTTAGAGTACCATCAATATTTCCAGTACCATCAAAACTTTGCCCCCAAATAGTTCTAGGAGTTTGAAGTTTAGTTGCACTAGCTACATTACTATCAAGGCAAGCTAGTGTTTTCCAAGAACTCCAACTTTCATCACCTACGCCAACTCTTGTACATAAATCTCCTGATTGAAGATATGCAATCTGAAAAGGGTATCCACCAGTTAAATCATGCCCTATACCATAACTTCTCCAATTTAATAATCCATAATAACCTCCCGAATTTAATCCATTATTATTATTATTCTGAAACCTTAATCTTATACCTTTTGGTACTTCATAAGGAAAATACTCATATCCTCTCTCATCGTATGAATTTAACAAATTTGTCCGAAAAGATTCATACGCATAATTAACACTAATGTTCGATATGCTTTTAGTAGTTCCACCAACTGTTATACTAATTCCATTATCAGAATTAGATAGAGCAGTAAGAAGTCCATTTGCATGGTAACCATCAACTGTATCAGCATTACCTCCATTAGCAGGAAGAGTAGTAGGTATTTGACTAGTTAAAGCTAAAGTACCTGTAGCTCTAGGAACAGTTATATCGTGTACTATAGTTTCTGCACTAGAATTTGTATTATACCATCTAAAATGAATTTGCCCATTTGAAGCATCATCACCTACCGCTATTTCTAAAGTTCCACTATTAGCAGAAGTTTCTAAATGTCTAATCCATCCACTATCATTATTTGAATTACCATTATATGGGTCAGCAAATGCTATACCGTTAGAATAAAGAATTGTTCCACGGCATGAAGTATTATATGCTAATCCGCTAGGCATACCTGCTACAAGAGTAAGTCTATTATTATTACCTCCAGCAGTACCGACACCTTGAATCCAAATACGCTTGTTATTCATAACAAGTTGTTTATCAAGGTTTATATTTGTATTATCAAACCATAAATTAGCAACACTACTTCCAGCTTTATTATAGATTGCTATACCACTTACATTATAACTATTGGCAGATTTAATACAAAACCTTCCTACTAAATTATGGCCGCCAATATAAGCATCGTCTCCTACTAAATACCAAGTACCATTAGCAAATTTAGGATAACGACTATCACTAAGTCTACTATCATTAATAGTAACATAATTTGCTAAACTTTGATGAGAAGTAAGATAACCTTTATCGTTACTAAGTTGACTTACTTTTGTAGGTATTTCACTCTTCTTAGCATAATCTGTAAGACTTTGATGACTAGTAAGATAAGTACCTAAATTAACAGCTGTACCTCCACTAGCTGCAATAATTTTAGTAGTACCGTTGATTATTACACTATGTGTATGACTAGTTGCCGACTTACCACTAAGAAGTGAATCTACACTACTTTTGGTATAATAGTTAGCAAGACTTTGGTGAGAAGTTAAAAATGTAGCACCTTTAGTAAATGTAATACCCTTTCCGCTTTTAGATACAGACGTGATAGCATTCCCACTTCCACTTACAGATATTGCATTAACGTAACCATCAAGTGACTGATGACTAGTTAAGAACGTACTACCTTTAACTACGCTGATAGTAGTACCATTCTTGGTGATAGACGTAACCGCATTACCGCTACCGCTGACAGAAATAGCAGTAGCACTACCACCTTCCAGGCTGGAGATACGAGAATCAAGAGCCTTGATGGAGTAGGCAGAGGCAATCTCAGACAGCGATTCTGATGTAAGCTTCAAGGCATTTGAATAACTCTTCACACTGCCGTTCAAGCCGCCACCACTGGATGATGATGTCCCAACACCATAGGCAGAAACACCACCACTAGTATAGAGGTTTGCCACCTCGTTAGTCGTAGTGTTCGTAATCTTCAACGCCTTATTGGTTGCATCATACTCCATCTTTATGTTGCCGATGGAGATGTACTTTCCGTCAGGCACGATGATACTTCCGTTAATATCGGCAGTACCGTTAAACGAGTTACCCCAAAGCTTGTGAGTATTCGTGAGCTGGAGAGCCTTTTTCGCTGAACCGCTTGTAAAGTAGCCCTGCAAGGTGGTGATACTCGTCTTGTTGGTGGATATGCCCGAAGCGTTCACCCCTTCTGCCTTTTTCGCTCTTGTTACCTCGTCAGATATAGACTTATTGATTCCATCAACGATACCACTTAAAGTGTCTGTCTGCGCAATATTGGCGAGGAAGCTCACCACCTCGTTCCACTTATTGATAATTCCGTCCGCAGTCTCCTCGTCAGTAGTCATAAGGGCGTACCAGTCATAGGCACTATTCCAATGACTTACCTTAGTGGATGAAATGCCGTCCAATACAGACTTATTGCTATGAGTATGCTTTGCTGATACCGCACCATCCCAAGCCGTCTGCTTTGTTGTTGTTGGGATGGAGTAACCAGAAGCAAGACTAATAGCAAACGTACCGCTTGTTGTGATGGTCTTAGTTGCGCACGTCAAACCAGTAGGAAGGGTAAGAGCTACAGATGTAACAGTACCCTTATTGGTAGTATAGCCCTTTGCATCAATCTCCGCTTTGGTATAATAGCTTGCGAGAGACTGATGAGCAGTCAGATACCCAGCATCGTTGGTAAGCTGGCTTACCTTCGTGATTCTATCTGTAATATCTACCCATTTATGTTTATGAGCACTAGGTGCGAACGTTGATGGCTTGCCAGTGATGTTGTTCCAAGAGAGATTAAGACCACCAAGCTCTGTGGCTATGTTGTCAATTCGGCTGCTGAGAGCCTTGATAGCATAGGCATTCGGAATACTAGTCAAGTCTGCATCAGTATAGCTTCCCTCTATGATTCTCGCATAGCTGATTACGCTTGCAATCAAGCCGCCACCACCCGTGGCAGATGCTCCTGCTCCGTATGCCGTGATACCGCCTGTTGCATAGAGATTACCATCAATTTTGATAGCCTTGTTTGTGGAATCATACGTGAGCTTAATGCCATGGAAGGAGATTGCGCCCTCGAAGGTAGCATCGCCCGATACACCAAGTTTAGAGAATGGTGCGTTTGGCTTCAGTGACACAAGGTCGGCAACGCTCGTTCCTGCACTTCCTTCCTTCCAAGTCGGCTCGAAGAAGATGAGGTATGCGCCAAGATTCTTTTCGCTGATGATAAACGATGTCGGGTCTGCGTGAATCTTTCCGCTCACATCCCACCAGATAGCACCATTGGCAAGGTAGCCAGAGCCGTCGAAGCGGATGAGGGAGGTCGCAGGGGTAAGATTTCCGCTATTATAGTCCTTATCCACCATCTGACCGCCCCACCATGTTGCGATACTCTTCTTTCCTCTATTCGGGTCTATTGCTCCGCTGATACCGCTCTGAACGTTTCCGTCTCCGTCTCTCAGAGCAAGGAGCGTTGTCATTACAAGACCACCGTCAATATCTGTAGTCTGACCGAGCGCATCCTTGAGATACTTGTAACCTGCGAGGTCTGTGATATTCTGCTTCAAATCACCATATATCTTGCTAGTGATATAGGCGTTTGCCAAACCAAGTTTGTCATAGAATGCGCTGTATGCGGACTGAAAGTTGGTGAACTTCGTTCCCACGGCTGAGACGATAGTAGCCTTGCCGTTTGTATCAGACGCATTGTATCTTGCTGATATATCTGAGAGATACGTAACGAGTTCCGTCTTGGCAGTCGTGAGGGTAGCAAAAGCGGTGTTGAGGTCGGTGAGTTCCTTGGTGTCCTTCAGTACCTCTGCCTCCTTTACCTCATTATACGACTTCTGTGCAGCCGCAAAATCATCCTCAAGTCGCTTAGAATCCTGCGCCATTGCTGCAATCTCGGAAGGCTCTAGGTAGCCATCGGTAACATAATTATCGAATTCCTTCTTATTATCAGTGACCGTCTTTCCGAGGTTCTTAATGTCCGTCTGTGCGGTCTGTGCCGCCTTCTGAGCATCTTCTGCTGCCTTTTTGGCTGCGTTGGCAACGGTATCATCGGTGTATTTAGATGCTTTAATCCAATCACCGATGGCGAACTGAGAACCTGCCGCTTTGTTGGTCTGACAGCGCAATACCTCATTCTTGTAGGTACTGCCGTCAGAAGGATAAGTGGCATTAACCCATATATCGCCAACCTGATAAGGTGTCGTAGGCTGAACGCAGAACACCTTCATCTTCCCGTTTGCGGTCTCCTGTGCCATTCTTGCATCGGAAAGGGCTTTGGCGATGTCGGTATCTGTAATGATAGTCCACTTATAGGTGTTGCTATCCTTGGCAAAGCGGTATGCCTTGCCCGTCTTGTTGTCGTAGTAAAGGTCGCCAAGATGGATTTCTTTATCCTTATCGGTCTTCCAACTGATGGCTGGGGCATTCTCCAAGGTAGGAACACCATCATAGAACCACGTTTCGATAGCACCATCCACCTGATTCTGTAAGTCGGCAATGACCTGCGAGTTCTTGATGAGATTGTTTACCTGCTCCTCGGTCAAGCCCTTTGCTGAGTTCTCCTTAATATACTGAGACAATTCCTTGCCATCCACGGTGGATTTAGCCGAAAGCTTACCCTTAACAGACACTTGCTTAGTGCTGCTATCATATCTGATATAAGAGCTGCCCTCATAGCCATTCTCCTTTGTAGGTCTATCGCCTACATACATATCACCATAGACGTTGAAGAATGCCTTGTTAGTCTGCTTATTCACACCATATTCCACGTACTCCCTATTGGCAAAGGAATAGCTGTTGATGCCGTGATAGAGGCTGATTGATGGCGAATAGGTATCTACCGCCGAGAAGATAAGGCAGTTCTGACGTTCTACATCTGTTCTATTACCGCACTGGTTGAGCACATCACCTTTAGCAGGTACGTCGCTTGCCGTAGCGCAATCGGTATCGGAGAGGTCGATATAATGATACTTCTTTCCTTCCAGCTCTACAGGGTCTTCATCACGACCGATTACCAATCGCCAATAGAAGTGATTGCCAGCCTTGTGATAAGTGCCCTTGCGAACATTGAATGATTCCGAGCGCACTTGGTCGTTAACCGCGAAGTCGTTATCTACCTCATCACCATCCTGCTCTGCTAAGAAATAGCAACGATAAGCCTTCTGTGACACATTATTATATGTCACAGTAACCTCTTCTACCTTATGAGCCACCACGCCACCAGCAGGAGAGATTATCTCCTTACCGCCAATGGTGGATGTTTTATTGATAACCAGCTCCTCGAAGATAGCCTTCATTCTTACCTCCAAGTAATCTGTGATGAGGTGCGAACGACCTTCTGCATCTGGAGTCCACGAGCCTCCACCGACAAGCAATCCCTGCAAGAACTTCTGCACCTTTTCCCAAGTGATAGTTCCTTTTGCGGTGTCATCGTTTATCTTTGAGATGAAGTGCTTACTTCCCTCTGTCGCAACCTGATTCTTGACCTGTGTAGTTGTCAAGCCTGCACCTGTTCCGCCATTTCCACTTTGGAGCGACGATATCTGCTGTTGGATCTTCTGGATAGTTCCAACCTCCTTATCCTCGCGAAGAGTTATATCGTAGGTAGGAATCTTACCATCTTCTTCCTTGATTGTGAGCTGATCTATGGATATTACACCGCCAATTCTGAGGTCAGTATCCTCAAACTCCATCAAGTCTCCGGCTTTGAGCGTATCATGAAGACTCTTGATAACTCCTGTCGTATCCTTTTCAGCAAGATCATGCTGCCTTGCCATGAAAATCTCATCAACCTTAGGCTGATAGACGTACCTTGTGTAGTCGTTCTTGTCAATGAATGCTATGGCGTATTTAAGGAGCTTCAGAGACGCAGCATTGACATACGAATCAGGAAGGGTGATGCCGGTAAGAACAAAATGGTCGCCATTCTTGATAGGGTAGTCCTTGTATGGGAACCACAGCTCAAGAGCGTCGTCCTTTACTCTTTCAATAGTAAGCCTCCATCTTCCATCAATCTTGGTTGAGGATGCTACCTTGAATGTTCGTCCGCCACACATACCATCCTTCATCGAGATGGAGAAGTCGTCATCCTTTAAGTCGTTGATATCAAAGTCGATAGCCTTTTTAAGATAGATATCAACATTCTTTACGGTTTCATTATCGCCAAATCTTCCGTCATCATCAGGAGCCACACCCTCATCAATCTCATCAACACGTACGCCACCGATTTCCATCTCCTCGATAGTAGGGTAGATTTCAATAACTCCATTTGTCTTATCATCTGTTTCAAAGAACTGTGATGCAGAACGAAGGCCAATCTGCTCGATGTTGATAGAATCGATGTATGGCCTGTGCGGATCTGTGGAGAATTTATGCTGTCTCCCGGTAGGATTCACGTACTTCTTCTCTTCATTCGTGAGTGAGTTATAGAAATCGCTCAGCGATACATGAGGGAATCCAGGCAACATAAGTCTGTTGATGGACATGTTGTTCGGAAGATTCTTTGCATACTCCTTCATAGATGAAGGAACAGCCTTCTTGTTGAGACCGGACGTGATATACATCTTTGTATTTCCGGCCTTGACCTGCGCAATAAACGCATCAAGCTTCTCCTTTGATTCCTCATCTCCGGTGTCAGTCTGTGTTCCCTTCAGCTCAGAATAGAATCTACATTTTTTAGAGTCGTATGTCTGTGTTACATAACCGGTAATCTCAGTCTTGAAATCAAATGTAACCTTAAGTACCCAACCGAAAGACTGTTCGCCAGTTTCTCCAGAAACAATATACTTTCTCGGATTCTTGAAATATGTCTCTATATAATCGAGGTCCAGTTCAAGTGTAACATTCGTGCTGGCCCCGACGACTTTCGTGATGTTCGCCACGTACTTGACACCTAGGTCCGCATAGTAGTGAGAAGGAAGATTCTTCTCGGAGCCATAAGCTCTCAATCTCGTAACGACACTCTGGTCGGAATCAGCGTTCTGAACAATCTCATATAGTCCATTACCGAGGCCATACTTGAAGATATGGTTTGCCTGTATTCCGGTAGTACCGACATATATGTTTCTTCCTCTGACGATGAAGTTTATGTCCCACTTCTCGTTCACAAGCGCAAGGGCCTGCCAACAGGTCTGCGAATCCACTGTAATGGACATCGATTCGATGACGTTATCGTCGGTTTTCTCACCATAAACCGACAACCACTCACTTTCAAGGGCTCCACGCTGAACGGAACGGTCCTTGTTTCGGGAGTAAATCTTCCAAAGACCTGCACCAATCTGCTCGTTTAAGCATGCCTGGATTCTGTCTAGCAAATCATCCAAAGTCTGTACATAGAATGGGAATTTCGGCAGGGAAGTGTAGTGAAGCTCGTTATCGTTCAATACCACATCGAGGAACTCTGCCCTGGCAAGCTCATCCTGCAATGCGTTGAACTTTACGCTGTCATACACGAAGCCCTCACCGTAGGTGTCAGGTCTTGCCTGCTTATCTTTGCCAGGCTCGTAGTTGAGCTCGAATCGCTCGCCACGATAGACAATATAGTCGCCTATCTGAAAGTTGATAGGCACTTCATGCTTGAAGTTGATAGTCAAAAAGCACTCACCCATCCAGGAATCAGAGTACTCCAATCCATGAACGGTTATCTGCTCTCCGCTAACGTCTGTCAGCTTCGAGCCATCCTTATGATAAATATTCCAAGCGCTCATCTGTATGCTATACTAAATTTGAAATATTGCCCTGTGTATCCTTAATCGGCTTAATATCAGTAACAGGGTCGTTAAACTTGAAAGTAATAGAGAGGACTAGCAAGTCCTCGTTATCCGGATCCCTATATAGGTTTGGATCAATATCCTTAAGTCTTACATGCTGTCTTCCGATTCTATTGAAGTCGCAATACATCTTCATCATGCCTGACTTGCGGATGTAATCAATAAAAGCCTTACATTTCTCGTTAGCGCCGAAAGCCTCGCCGTGGAACATAAACTTAACCTTATTCTCGTAGGCCGCCATATAGAGACCATCCTTTCCGATATACTCGTCGTCACCATGCTCGTCGTGCCACTCCCTTTTTGCAGGTTCCTTGACAGAATCGCATGGCTTGAACGGATTCTCGCTAACATACATACCGAAGTCGGCGATGGAGTCCTTCACCTCGTTCCCATCGCCTTCCTTCTGCATGTATATCCTGAAATAATCCTTCATACCTAAAATCAACTTTTTATAATTGCAAATATACAAAATAATGCATAAACATGCAAGAATATACGCATAAATATGCGTTATTTGAACTTAAAATCGTGTCTATCCCTGATATTGACTGGTCCGGTAGCTTTCACGACTGTTCCTCCGTATTGGTAGACGAAGCACTTTGCGGTATCTTCGCATTCAACATGAAGCTCCGCACCATCTAACAGATTGACAAACACCCTGGAGAATCCCTTAACCTTCAGGTAAAGTGAAGAGTTGTGCCTTACGTATATCTCTCCACTGTCCATCCAGTCATAGTTGATGTTAGCTACACACTCTCCATTGAGGATGACAATCTTTGGGTTTTGCAGGTCAACGTTCTCGTCAACATACACACCATGATCATGAATGACATCACCAAAGTACTTCTTCATATCCTTGGTCGAAGGCCAGTTCTTTCCGATACAGAAGTCGATACCCTTAACAAACTTCTCGACCATCTCATGCTTGGATGAGTTGTCGTGCCACTCGGCGGTCCACTGAGCGCAAAGACCCAGTGAAACTGCCTCGTTTTTCATTCTGTCTGATAAATTTCTTTTTTCAAACATAATTATTTCATTTTTAAAGATTTCGTACCATTGATAACTCTGTTGAAGTTATCGTTATACTCAATGAAAATTTTCTCGATTCTCTCTGCTGCATCTGCATTGCGCAAGGTGTGTTGAGCAATCAGGTTAAGCTGCGTGAGCTGAGATTTTGCAATCTCGCTCATCTCAGGAAGGAACTTGCCCTGCATTTCCCTAATTACAGAGACATCAAGTCTAATCGCGTTAAGATAGGATGCAAAAAGATCACCTGTCTCCTCGGTAATGCCTTTTATCGAGTTGGTCAAAGAGGAACTTCCGTTTTCTCTCAAATCAAGTCCCTTTTCCTTTAGAGCATCGAAGATACCGGTTAACTGAGGAACTACATTTTCGCCAACTTGGTAGAGCTTGTCCGCAAAATCGTCCATGTCGGTCTCATCAAGTTTACCCTTTTCATCAAGGATACCTGTAAGCCATTCCAGAGGTTTTTCAAGTGCCTTCTCCATGATTTTCTGAGATACGATGTTCTTCGTAACGTCTCGAACCATGTCCTTCACCTTCTCCCTGTAGGCATCAACCGCATCCTCGCCTTTAGCCCATGCGCTCACAATGGTGTCAGTAAGAGTACTTGCCCAGCTCTTCATATCGATAGAGTAGACGTCTTTTAGGAAATCCTGAGCGAACGTCTTAATCTGCAACTGCATCTCCTTGATTTGCTGGTCGTAGTCAGCAATCTTATCCTTGTCCGTCTTTTTCTTGTCCTCCTCAGCTTGTCTCTGCTTCCTTAACTCGTCTTCCTGAGCGTGGAGTAGGGCGAGCTGATCTGCGTATGCGGAAGGATTCGCCTCTGTCTTCATCACGGCATCATAAGTCTCCTTGCTGTAGTGACTTAAGTTGTGACCTCCAAAGAAATTCTTTCCAATATCGGTCTTAGAAAAAGCATCCCAAGCCTTATAGTCATTCTTGACATCGTTGAGCTTTTTATTCGCATCAGAAGACCTATCGTAAGAATAGATTCCACCGAGTGTCTTTTCAATAACGGAACTGATATTGCTAGATATGTTCTTCAATTCATTCAGCTGTCTCTCTGCAAGCTTTATCTGTCTGTCGAGCTTGGCATCATGAGCCTTTGCAAACGCCTTGATAGGAGAGGTAAATATGCCCGTGACACCTGCAAGGATTCCGCCGACGTTTCCGGACTCTGCACTTGTTACCACCTTAGATAATGAACTTGACATGCCAGAGAATGTCTCAAAGAAGGCTGAAGCATCCTGCCATCCGTCAGACTCGGTATCAACACCGAGAAGAGAAGCTGTCTCCTTGATGTCATTGAACGCTTCGAACATTCCCTGTACATTCTGGTCGATAATGCTTACTACGTTAGCAAACTTATCAAGAGACTCCTTCGCTATTGTTCCATCTTTGAAAAGAATATTAGCAGCCTTCATCATAGACTCTCCGCTAGCAATCAGGTAGTTACCTTTAGCAATTTTACCAAGATCTCCATTTTTGAGGCCTTCCTCGCGGATTCTCTTACCATCGGCAATTTTGCTTGCTGCAAGTGTCATCTGTTCATTGGCATCAGAAATCTTCTGCTCGGCCATTCCCTTCAGACCACCATTGAGGAATGTCTTTCTTGAGTTCATAAGTTTCGACAGCTGCTCATCAAGCTGCTTGATTTCCTTGGCGTACTCTCTCGCATCAATGGCTCCGCTTTGTAGAGCCTCATTGATATTCTGCCTGATTCTTGCTCCGATAGTCTGAGCCTTATCCATACCGAGAGACACGATGGCTCCGTAGAAGTTGAGATAATCAGAAGAGTTCTTGAACTTGTCAAGTTTAACCTTACCAATCTCCTTGTCTCTCTGAATCTCGTACCTTGCCTTAATACCAGGATCATTCGTCTTGCTGATAAGTTCGTTGTATCTCTCCCTTATCTTTAAGATTTTATCCTCGTAATTTTCTGTCTTCTCGATGATGTCGGCAGCATCCTGCAAAATCTTGATATAGTTGCTTCGAAGAAGGTCAACTATCTTCTTCCACGCCTCATATTCACCTGGGCCCTTAAGAGTTTCCTTTGCAACACCATCGGACATCGACATCGCATTCTCTCTCTGGAAGTCCTTTCCGAACTTATTGTTATACTCGACTATAAGCTCCTTTGCTTTGTCATCGATATATCCGGGATTACTGAATGCGGCACTGGAGAAATTCTTATCACCGGTCTTACTGAACAACTCTTTGTACAAGTCCCATTGACTCGATAACCTGTTCAATAATTCCGTGAAATCAGCTGCCTTTCTCTCGTACTCCTTCTTGTCCTTCTCGTCGAAGAGCCACTCAGCAACCTCGCGATAGATAGAAGTCTGGAACTTCTTTCTCTCGGTGGTGTTTATACTGAATCCTTCAAGGAGAGAATGGACAGCCTTCTGATAGTCGTCAAGATTAAGGCTGGTAACCTCCGGGAAGAGATTATAAGTCTTCTTCTTTGCCTCTTCATCAGACATTATACTCTTGTACTTCTGGTACATTTGCCTTGCAGACTTCAAGCTGCTAAGGCGTTCCTGCAAGCGTTTGAGCTCAGTATCTTCTTCGCGGCCATTCTTGTTTTTATCCTTACCGAAGTGACCAGTAACCTTATTCTTGCCTACATCAAGACTTATTCCAGACTGAGCCGCTATTGCTTCAAGCATTCGCTGCTCCCTTACGTATGGTTGTCTGTCGCCTGCATTCTTTGCATTGTCGTTCTCGTCACGGACCTCCTTATATCTCTTTCTTACAGCCTCTCCGAATGAAGTCCATCCGTTACTATTTCCTCCATTCAGATTGTGGAGATACTCGGCCATTTCCTTCTGCCAGAAACCATATGTTCCTCCTTTAAGCTTTCCTGCCTTTTGTAGCTTGCCGAAGACTTTTCTTTCGATAGTTCCTACTTTGTTAGGGTTTTTCCAAACTTTTGGACCAGTATTGCCTTCTTGTGGCTTTGCTTTTCCTATGTTCAAAATAGCCATAGCTACGCTTTGAAGTCTCGCTACAAGACCAGGAACTTTCTTGTTCGCCTCAGATAACATTTGGTCAAGCATGGTTCTGAACTTATCTGGGTGCTGTTTGCACCACCTTGAGAACTCAACCATGTCCATATTCCTACTCTTGGCCATATATTCGAGATATTTAGGAATATCGTCGGTAGCTATCTCGCCGAAATTCGCTCCAAAATGCCGAAGGTCGTCTTCCAAATTTTCAAGACTTCCCTTCATGTCTTTGTTTCCGTTGCTTACTTTGTCAACAAAGTGACGCCAGGTTGCAGCCCCTTTTCCGCCAGTTGTATATAGCGTGTATAGTTTTTCCTCGAATGTCATACCTGCCGCCCTTGCTCCAAGCATCGAGTTTGCCACTTTCTCCATAGAGCTTTTTGTGGAATCGCCGAATTTCTCCATCTTCATCTGGAGCTGAGCAAGGTTCCCTGCAACGTCGTTTATGTTTTCGTCAATATCGTCTTGACCGATACCTGTCCATTGACCGAACCAACTTGCTCCACCTGCGAATCCAGCACCGGAAGCCTTCTTTGCCTTTGCGAAGTTCTCTCCTTCGCTTGGAGTGAAATTATTCTCATTCCTAGCGTCAATGATTTTCTGTTTTAAGATATCATACTCCTTGCCGAGGTCATCAGTACTATCTATCTGTTCCTTAATGGAGTCTGTATAGAGTCCGCTCTGTTTAAGGACATCAGTCATCTTGTCTACCTGTTGCTGAAGAGTCTCTCCAGTGCCTTTATTGCCAACTTCAGATAACGTATCAGATAGTGTCTTTACTGTTGTTTTTGCAGTCTCGTTTATCCTATCGGTATCCTGTTTGATGCTGTCCTTGAACTGACTATATGCCGAATATAGAGCTGTTCCTATAGTAATACCAAGTGTTGCAATATTCCATCCTGAGAAGAATCCTCCAAGCTTTCCTTTTGCCTGGTTAACAGCAAGCGACATTCTTGCCCTTGTTCCTTCTTTAGTTATAAGCTCGGACTCCTTTGCGCTTATCATACCCATAAGGCGAAGCTGTTCGATCATCTCCTTGGATATTAGACCCTCGCGGAAAGCTTTTTGCATCTTCAACGCGCTAAGTCTTCCCTCTAGTGCAGCTTGCTCTACAGCATTTCTGGTATTAATCTTGCTATTCAGCATTCCCTGGTAGTCAGCAATATTCTGCCTCATTTTTTCCTGGGTTATCTTACCCTCAATGAGAGCTTGCTGCTGCTCTACGGCGAAAGTTCTTAGCTTTACCTGTTGTTCAGCCTGCAAAGCTGCAAGGTTACTGCTTATACCAACTCTTGAAGCAATGGCTGTCGCACCCTTACGCAAAGCATACATAGCACCGAATGCAAGTGCTGCGTTAGAGACCTTATCCAAAGCCAAAACCAAATCTGTTGTTCTATTAATAAGGAATGAGAAAGTACCTCCGACAACACTCTTACCTTCTGCGAACTTTCCAAGCATAATGTCCCAGGCATCAATGAGCTTATTCCATCGACCAAGCAATGTTTCGGACAGAACGAACTGCATGTTGTAGAACTGGCCTCCCTCGTCTGTCATTTTCCAAAGCACTTTCTGGACATCCTCAAAGCTAACCTGTCTAGCACTAATCATCTTCTTGACATCTGCCTGGGTATAATTGTTCCTTCCGTTCTTTCCTTCTGAGTTATAAAGCTCAGTGATTCTCTGCAAAAGAGGAAGACCGGCGTAAGCAAACTGGCGCAACTCCTTACCATCGAGCCAAGAACGAGCCTTAACCTGACCAAATGCAAGACCCAATCGACCGAAGTCTACGCCAAGACCAGATGCGATATCCGCAAGTCGCTTTGTGGTATCATACAAGTCATTTGCCTCGACTCCAAATGCAGCCAGCTGTTTTACATCTCGGTTCAGCTCTCCAAACTTGAATGGAGACTGCAACGCAAGCTGCTGTGTCTGAGCGAACAGCTCGTCAGCCTTCTGTACATCACCAAGGATTGAGCGTAACGCAACATGCTGCTGAACAATCTCACCACCGGTCTGTACGATTGAATTAAAGAATTGCTGCGCGCCAAAGACAATACCTCCTTGCAAGAAGAGAGACTTGATATCTCCGACTATGGATTGCATCTTCTTTGCCTCTGCGTTTGCTCCAGCGAATGCTGCTGCAAGGTCGTTTCGTGCCTTTGCGGCAGACTGAGCAATCTCCTGCTGACGCTTCTGTTCAAGCTCGATACCTTTCTGAACCTCTTGGTTTACTGCTTTCTGATCTTGAAGAACCCTAGAAGCTAATGTGGTATCGTGGCCACTACCGATATTGCCAAGCATACCGAGGCTATCCTTCCAGTTCTCTGAATTAAGTCTTCCCTTGATATTTATAAGGGCTCTCATTAAAGAAAGAAGTCTGTTAATCTCGGCTTCAGCTTTACTAACATCTGCTCCGACAGAAATTCCTCGGCTGTATTCAGAGCGAAGCTGGCGAACCTTATTGCCGAGAGAATCGTATCGGCGTTCGGTGTTCTTCAAATCATTCTGGCGTTGCCTCTCTGCCTCTTTTGCCTCGCGTGCTGCGTCCTTTATAACCTTTGCATAAGTATTTGCTTTATCTATAGCATTAAGATACCCGGAACTCTTTACGATATCAGTTGCTGTGAGTCCTGTGATAGGATGAATACCTCTGTTATTCCTGATCTGTTCTAACTCAGTTCTGTATTTAGACAGCTCTGACAACGACTGGCGTATGTTGTTCGTTGAATCGATGCCAAACAACTGTATTCCTTCACCATGGCGTTTGTTGATTTCGTCAATAATAGAAGATAACTTATAAAGTTCTCTCTCTGCCTTGTTTGCCTCAGTGGAAACACTGTTAGGGAATATGTTGAATCCAGCACCTTCCTTAGACACCTCTCCAAGTATGCGGCCTATTTTGTACAGCCCGTCCTGGACAGACTCCAACTGCTGGAGTTTTTTCGAACTGAAGAAATCTTCGCTTGAAAATACGCCAATGTTACGACGTAATTCTTTAACGAAGTTGTTTAGCTTTTCAAAACTACGACCTCCCTTATCTCCAATACCTTTTGTTGCTTCGGATATTGCTTCCAAAGCATTCTGTGCCTGCTTACCAGTAGAATCAACCTTGTTTAATTCTCTGATAATCTTTTTGGTTTCCTCTTCAATTCTCGATTTTAGAGTGAGCGAGAAACTGAGGTCTCCCATATTTCCACCTGCCATATCCTGAATATTTTTAAATTAGAGTTTATTGTTTAAGTAATCTGCAAGACTTATCTTCTTGCCAACGAGGCTTCCCTCATTCTTCTTTTTCTCCATCCATCTGTCGTAGAGGTCATCCATCTCCTTCTTGGTATGCTTCTTCGGACCGCCTTCCTTCTTGGCCTTTGGATAGACGACAAGAGGCTGGTCTGCAACCATGAGGTCAATCTGTGCCGACGAATAGCCCCACCAGTAGTCGTAGGCTGCGATGAAGTACTTGCGCTGAAAGAGAAAGCCGAATTTCTCCGCTAGTGAGAAGGCTGCTCCCCAGCTGGTTCTGCTTGGATAGCTTTTGCTTCGCTCCTCGTCATCGTCATCATCACGTCCGTCATCCCGGTCGCTAATATGGTAGCCAGTGAGAATGCGTTCGATGGAATTTTTTTTTTAGAAACATCGAGGACTCTCAGCACCTCGGCCACGTCCACATCATTGATGTAGTAGAGCCAACGCCAGTAGATCCAATACAGGAATCGAATCTTCCAGATGTTGTTGAG